CACGGATGTCCCGGATACCTTTTCTAGAGTTCCTATGTGGCAGTGGCTTCAAGGCATGAACTCTCTATACCCCGAGGAGGACGACTGATGGCGCACGCAAAGCTCAGCCCGTCGGGAGCGCATCGCTGGATGCGCTGCCCCGGCAGCGTCGCTCTCGAGGCGGCATTCCCCGACCAGAGCAGCTCCTACGCCGCCGAGGGCACGCTGGCGCACACGCTCGCCAGTGAGTACCTCGACGGCACCGGGGACAACCCGTTCATGCGCGTCGGCGAGCAGCACGAGGTGGATGGGTTCATCTTCACCGTTGACCAAACCATGGCCGCTTACGTGATGGACTACGTCCGCCTCGTCCGCGAGTACGCCGGGGACAGCCTGCTGCTCGTCGAGCAGCGCGTGCCGATCGGTCAGATCACCGGAGAGCAGGGTGCCACCGGCACCAGCGACGCCATCGCGGTGGACATCGCCAACCGCGTGCTGTTCGTGATCGATCTCAAATATGGTATGGGCGTCCGCGTCGATGCGGCCGACAACCCCCAGCTCATGTTGTACGCTCTGGGCGCGCTGGAGCAGTGCGACCAGCTCGGCGAGTTCGACGATGTCTGCATGGTCATCCATCAGCCGCGTCTCAACCACGTCTCCGAGCACTGGCTGCCGGTCGCCGACTTGCTGGCCTTTGCCAACGACGTGCGCCTCGCAGCAATGAAGACCCGTGGGTACGATGTGCCTCCCCTCGTTCCCGGCGAGAAGCAGTGCAGGTTCTGCAAGGCCAAGGCGACGTGCCCGGCCCTCGCCGCCGATGTGGCCGAGATCGTCAGCGGATCCGCCACCCTCGACGATTTCATCACGCCGGACGCGACGATGGGCGACAACTACCTGTCCGTGGCCATGTCCAAGGTGGAGCTGGTCGAGCACTGGTGCAAGGCCGTCCGCGCCGAGGTCGAGCGTCGCCTGCTGGCAGGTCAGTCGGTGGACGGGTACAAGCTCGTCGAGGGCAAGCGCGGCAACCGCAAGTGGAGCAACGACGCCGAGGTCGAGGCCCTGTTCAAGTCCTTCCGCCTGCGGCAGGACGAGATGTACGACTACAGCCTCATCTCGCCGACCAAGGCGGAGAAGCTGCTCAAAGACACCCCGAAGCGCTGGGAGCGGGCTCAGGCCCTGATCTCCCGCGCCGAGGGCAAGCCATCTGTGGCACCCGCCACGGATAAGCGGCCGGCACTGGCCGTTCAATCGGTCGCGGACGACTTCCGCGACCTAACTGCAAACTGAAAGTGGATCAAATGGCAACACGTATCATGCTCAAGAACATCGTTCTGGCCTTCCCGGCGCTGGCCGAGCCCCAGTCCTTCGGTGAAGGTGAACCGGCCTACGGCGCGAAATTCCCGATCAAGCCGGGCAGCGAACAGCACAAGGCCCTCGAGGCCGCCATCCTTGCCGAGGCCACCGAGGCGTGGAAGGACAAGGCCGTCAGCGTTCTGAAGATGCTGGAAGAGGACGGCAAGGTCGCCTTCACCAAGAAGGTGTACCGCTCGAAGAAGACCGGCGAGGCCTATCAGGGCTTCGAGGGCATGCACTACCTATCGACCCGCAACGCCAAGACCCAGCCGACCGTCTTCAACCAGTATGGCGAAGAGATCACGGCCAAGGGTGAGATCGAGCGGCAGGCCTTCAGCGGTGCCGTCGTCAACGCCTCCGTCGAGGTGTGGGCGCAGGACAACAAGTGGGGCCGGCGCATCAACTGCTCCCTGCGCGGCGTCATGCTGACCGGCGAGGGTGAGAACTTTGGCGGTGGCTCCGCCCCGGCATCGGCCGACGAGTTTGCCTCGCTGGCCAAGGCCGCTCCCGACGCGGCTGACTTCCTGTGAGCGGCGAGGGACACAACAGCGCAGGCGAGGATCTGCGCCTCCTGATCAAGCGCATCGAGACGCTTGAGGAGGAGAAGAAGGGTATCGCGGACGACATCAAGGACATCTACGCCGAGGCCAAGGCCCGTGGGTATGATGCCAAGATCCTCCGCCAGATCGTCCGCATCTGCAAGATGGCCAAGGACGATAGGAACGAGCACTTCGCCCTGCTCGACACATACGCCAAGGCCCTTGGCATGGATCTCCTGTAGGTCTATACAGACGGCGCGCCTGCCCTGTTCCCCATTGCGGGGCAGGCGCGCCTCTGTTCTGGTGAGCCGCGCGTGGGTGCGGGTCTCCCTCCTGCGTTGCTGATAACCGAAGCGCGCGGCTCTCCCGAACAGAGGATGCCATGAGCACACTGTACCTCGATACGGAAACCTTCTGCGAAACCAAGATCACACACGGCGCGTACCGCTATGCGGAGGACGCCGAGGTGATGCTGGTGGCGTGGGCGTGGGACGGCGAGCCCGTTGAGGTCTGGGACACGCAGGACATGCCGCACTGGCGTGATGCGCTCCAGATGATGATCGACACCGCCGATCGCGTCGTTATCCATAACAGCAACTTCGACCGCACCGTCCTGCGCGAGCAGGGCGTCCACATCCCCGTGGAGAAGGTCATCGACACGATGGTGCTGGCCCTGCAGCACAGCCTGCCCGGCTCTCTGGGCCAGCTCTGCGACGTGCTGAACGTGCCGCAGGACAAAGCCAAAGACAAGGCGGGCAAGAAGCTGATACACCTGTTGACGAAGCCGAGGCCCAGCAACGTCCGGCTCAGGAGAGCCACCCGTGACACACATCCCGCCGAGTGGGACGCCTTCGTCGAATATGCCCGGCTCGATGTGGACGCAATGCGAAGCGTACATGGGCGACTGCCAGCATGGAACGATAGTCCTGATGAGCGGCACCTGTGGCTCTGTGACCAAAGAATTAATGACCGTGGTGTCGCCGTTGATCGAGAGTTCGCGAGATCAGCTCTACGAGCTTTCGATCGAGCTGGGCGATCTCTGGCCACTCGTGCAGCCGATCTGACCGGCGGCAGCGTCACGTCCACCACGCAGCGCCAGCGCCTGCTCGACCACCTCAAAGACGCCCACGGCTTCGAGACCGAGGATTTGACGCGCGCCACGCTCGGCAACCTGCTCGACGGCGACCTCGACCCGCAGGTGCGCGAGCTGCTGGAGATCCGCCAGCAGGCGGCCGCGACGAGCCCGGCCAAGTACAAGGTGCTGCTCAACGCCACGAACCGCGACGGCCGCCTGCGCGGCCTGATCCAGTTCTGCGGCGCGGCGCGCACCGGCCGCGACGCCGGCCGACTGTTCCAGCCGCAGAACCTGCCGCGATCGCCCGACTGGTTCGACGATGACGTGCAGGCGACCACCGTGGCCGCCATGAAGGCCGACTGCGAGCATCTGATCTGGGACAACGTCAGCGAGCGCTGCGCGTTCGCCGTGCGCGGGGCGCTGGTCGCCGCGCCCGGCACCAAGCTGGTCATCGCCGACCTGTCGAACATTGAGGGGCGCGTGCTGGCGTGGCTGGCCGGCGAGGACTGGAAGGTCGCCGCGTTCAAGGCCTACGACCGGGGCGAGGGGCACGACCTGTACAAGGTCACCGCCGGCCGCATCCTCGGCAAAGATCCGGGCGACATCACCAAGGCCGAGCGGCAGTTGCAGGGCAAGGTGCCCGAGTTGGCTGGGGGCTATCAGGGCGGTGTCGGCGCATACCGCAAGATGGGCGGCCCGGTCTTCAACGCCATGACCGACGAGGCGATCCAAGAGATCGTCTCGGCGTGGCGCAAGGCCCACCCGCGCACGCGCAACCTGTGGTACGACATGGAGGCGGCCGCGCGGTCAGCCATCAACAATCTGGGCGAGAGCTTCGCCGTGCGCGACCTGATCACGTTCGACGTGAAGCCGGACGGGCAAGGCATCGCGTGGCTGCGAATGAAGCTGCCGAGCGGCCGCTACCTGTGCTACCCGCACCCGGAGGTATCCGACAGCGGCAGCCTGTCCTACGAGGGCATGAACCAGTACACCCGCAAGTGGGAGCGCCTCGACACCTACGGCGGCAAGCTGGTCGAGAACGCCGTGCAGGCCATCGCCCGCGACGTGTTCATGTCCGGCATGCTGCGCGCCGAGGAGGCTGGCTACAGCGTCTGCATCCGCGTGCACGACGAGCTGGTCTGCGAGACGCCGGATGAGCCGGCGTACAGCAGCGAGGGGTTGGCGGCGATCATGTCCACCAACCCGAGCTGGTCGGCCGGCCTGCCGCTGGCGGCGGCGGGGTTTACAAGCTATAGGTACCGCAAGGACTGAGGCATGAACACCGGCAGCGCATCTCTACCACACCACCAGTACGTTTGGGTCGATCAGTCGTTCATCCGCGAGGGCGGTGAGGGATTTGAGCCCGCCGTTTGGTTCGGCCTGCACAGTTATCCGGGCCGCGCGTGGGCCTGCCACGTGATGCTGGAGTGCGGTGCCGTGTATCGCGGCCTGCCGCCCCACGCGCTGGCCTTCAACGCCGACCCTGACGACTGGAAGCTGCCGCAGGCCGAGTTGTGGGACTGCTACGGCCGAGACTTCTCGCTGTTGATCTACACGTATCTCGACGGGCTGCAGGCGGTCACCACGGACGGCATCCTGTGCGACTACCTCTTCACGGCGGTGCCGATCGGGGACGCGTACAGCGCACACCCGTCGCAGAGCAAGGAGTTCATGTTCATGCGGACGGCCGGCGGCCGCTTGGTGATCCTGCCGACCAACAAGCTGCGCTTCATCGACAAGAGCTTCACCGCCGAGGGCGAGCGTGCGAGGCTGAAGCTGTCCGACACGGTGTGGAGCTGCGAGGAGCAGTGACACCCGCCGGCAAGCTGCAGGAGCACCTGAAGCAGAAGGTGCAGAAGAGCGGCGGCCAGTACCGCAAGGTGCGCTGGGAGGGACGCAGTGGCTGCCCTGACTGCTACATCTGGTGGACGTGGCCGCGCGCCGCCTTCGTCGAGATCAAGGTCGACGGCGACCGTCTCAGCGGCCACCAGCAGCGCGAGATCGAGCGCATGCGCGGCGACGGCATGCCAGTGTTCATTGCGCGGTCGATCGAGGACATCGACGAGATCGTAAAAAAAGTTCGGGAGGGGGTTGAAACCTAGCGTTGCACGTGCCACTAAGGTGCATCAGCAACGGAGACCGACCATGAAAACCCTCGGACAACTCGCCTACGAAGAAGACGTTCGCCGCAAGCCGAACTATCTCCCGCGCGTGGACGGCACCGTGCTGCCGCGCCTGCCATGGGAGCAGCTTGGCGCGATGGAGAAGTGGTCGTGGGAGAAAGATCCTACGCCGAGGAAGTGGTGAGGAAGGGGCTGGTAACTCAGGAGCAAACGACATGACCATCCGCAAAAACTACAAAGACCGGACGACCATTTTCGAGTGCGATATCTGCGGGGACGAGTACGAGGCCGAGGGCCTCGATTTCTACGACGCGTACGAAGAGTATAAGAACAACGGCGGGATTGCTCGTCTCGAAGGCGGAGACTGGGAACACCATTGCGAAAGCTGCCGGTGACCTTCAAGCCGCACGCCTATCAGGCCGACATCATCGACTTCATTTGCGAAAATCGGCGGTGCGGGGTCTGGGCCAGCATGGGGTCGGGAAAAACTGTTTCCACCCTGACGGCGCTGGAGGCGCTCTCCGTGGTCGAGGACGTGTACCCGGTGCTGGTGCTGGCACCGCTGCGCGTCGCGCGATCGACGTGGACGGACGAGGTCAAGAAGTGGCCGCATCTCGCGCACCTGCGCGTCAGCGTCATCACCGGCACGCCTAAGCAGCGTCAAGCGGCGCTGGACACGCCGGCCGACATCTACACGACCAACTTCGACAACCTCGTCTGGCTGCGCGAGACGCTCGGCGACGCGTGGCCGTTCCGCACCGTGGTCGCCGACGAGTTCACCCGGCTGAAGAGCTTCAGGCTGCGTCAGGGCGGCTCACGGGCGCGTGCGCTGGGTCAGGTGGCCCACACGCACGTCACGCGCTTCATCGGCCTGACAGGCACCCCTGCGCCCAATGGCGTGAAGGATCTCTGGGGGCAGGTCTGGTTCCTCGACAAGGGCGAGCGGTTGGGGCGCACGTTCAGCGCCTTCACCGAACGCTGGTTCCACAAGGGGTACGACGGCTACAGCCTCGTGCCCTTCGACCACACGCAGGCGGAAGTGCAGGAGCGGCTCAAGGACATCTGCCTGACCGTGCGCGGCCTGCCGGTCGATGAGCCCATCACCACGCCGCTCTACGTTGATCTGCCGCCTGCGGCGCGCCGCGCGTACAACGAGATGGAGACGGAGATGTATGCCGTCATCGGCGCAGAGGGCGTGGAGGCGGCCAACGCGGCGGTGCGGACGCAGAAGTGCCTGCAGCTCGCCAACGGCGCGCTGTATACCGACGAGAACGGCAATTGGGAGGCGGTGCATGATGCCAAGCTGGAGGCGCTGGACAGCGTCATCGAGGAGGCCAACGGCGCGCCCGTCTTGGTGGCCTACAATTTCAAACACGACTTGGCCCGGCTACGCAAGCGCTACCCTAGAGGCCGGGTGCTGGACGCTGACCCTGATACGATCAAACAGTGGAACAGGGGGGAAATCGAACTACTTTTCGCTCACCCTGCATCGGCGGGCCATGGCATCTCGCTCCAGTACGGGGGCAACATAATCACGTTTTTTGGCGTAAATTGGAATCTCGAGGAGCACATGCAGATCATCGAGCGCATCGGCCCGATGCGCCAGAAGCAGGCCGGGTATGATCGGCCGGTGTTCGTCTACCCGATCCTCGCCCGCGACACGGTCGATGACCTCGTCATGGATCGTCTCACGTCGAAGAAGAGCGTGCAGGAAATTTTATTGGAATCGATGAAGCGGAGGAAGAAATGATACCGGATTACGTTGAACCTTGCGACAACTGCGGCGCTCAGTTCACCATCAAGGGGGGCTATAGCGCCAGCTTTTACGCTCCGCCCGGGGGGCATCCCGTTGAGATTAACCCGGAGCCGGCCAAGCTGACCGGCGGCAGCAGCGGCTACTACAAGGTGCGCGTCGATCGGCCCACGTCCGGCGGCGAGCCGTACATGGCCGAGTGCAACGACATCATCGAGGCGCTGTGCATGGAGTATGACGTGGCCAACGCCTTCAAGGCGGCGTGGCGCGTGGCGGCGCTGCGGCAGGGCCGGGGCAAGCCGGGTCAGGACAGCGCGGTCTACGACGGCGAGAAGATCGTCTTCTTCGGCCAGCGGATCATTGAGAGGGCGAAGTGACGCGAAAAATCAACACAGGGAGCTTCGGGGACGCGCATCAGATGCCCATCCCCGAGATGGTCACACGCCGTATTTCGCAGCCAGTTCTTCCGTGTCAACCGAACCGCCCTGCGCCATCAAAGGCATCTCGCCCTTGAGCATTTTTTCCATGACGATGTCGGGGGATACGCCAAGGCGGTCGGCGGTGTATTTTATGCGCGCCTCAAACGTCTTCAGGAACGGCTCAGCAACAGAGCCGAGGCCCGTGTCTTCGCCGCCGCCGACCCACATCGAGGCTTGATACTGCGCGGGTGACATACCCATCTTTTTGGCTTGGTCTTGCTGCCACGCCTCGTAGTAGCCGTACTCGTTGTCTTGGGGGGCCGACGCCCAAAAAGAGGGACGATCCACCGCCTCGTCCATCGAGATAGAGCCGGACTCCAGCCAATCTTGCGGGCGATACGTCACCTTTGGCTTTTCGCCACCGAGTTTGCTGGCGAAGGCATCGAGGTCGGCACCCTGCATGTTCGGGTACTGCGCCATCAAATCGCTGATGATCGTAGCCCTGTCGTTCAATCCGGGTTTGACAAGCTCGTCGATAGAGGTTGCGAGGAAGCGTGGATCTCGGCTGATGATACCCGGCAAACGGAAATTGTGCGTATCAATGGTGGAGACCTGCTGGTTGCCTTGCAGGTTGCTGGAAAAACTTGCGGGCTTCGGGTTCTCAAAGACGTTCCACCCGCCTTGCTGACCGATGTTACGGGCGTGCCTGACGTGGCTTTTCTGCGCGATAGAACCGTACCCCGGCGCTGGTTTGTCGGGTACTGGAAGGCCATTCTTCAGCAGATAGTTGTAGTACGACGCCATGCGGATGTTGTCTTGCACCTTGGCGCGAGGGCTGGTGGCCGCGACGATGTCCATGAGGCGCGCGTATTCGCCGGGCGCGTTGGTCGCGCCAACGGAACTGACCAAGCGCCGAAACAACGGATCAGTGTTGTACCACTCCTTGCCACCAAGTTCTGAGCCGCGATCAACGGTTTCGTTGATGCCCTTCACCACCAGTGGGTCGTTAAGCGCGTCAATGATGCGGGGCGACGGGCCGAGTCGAGGTTGATACCGAGGGATTTGAAACTGGGGTACATTCGGCACCTGACCGAGCGAACCGTAATCAAACATAGTACCCAGATCAGCCTCGTTGGCGGCCCGCCAATCCGAGAAAGATGGCGCGCCTTTTTCCTTTCCCGAGGTAGCGGCAAACACGTCGGCGGCGAGGTCGCGGTTTGTACCAGAGCCCGTTTTCAAATAAGCGGGAGCGCTCGTTGCCTTCACGGCGAGAGGTGCCTTCGCCGGTGTTTTCGCGGGCGCGGCGGACTTCGCCACCTTCTTCGCGGCCTTGCCTGCGCCCGGAAGCGGCAGCGCGGCGAGCGCCACGTTGGCCGCCGCCTCGCCGCGCTTGCCCTCGCGGACGGCAAGAGCCGCCTCGTTGCCGACGAACGCGGCACCGGCGGGCGTGAAGTCAAGCACCTGCATCAGCTTGTCGGCGTTCCTGCGCCCAACGCGCACCGCCAGTTTGTCCTTGAGTTGATCGCGCAGCGACACATCCCGGGCGCTAATCTCGCCAAACTGCTGACCATCGTTGGCTCTGAGAGCCGCAAGTACCGCGCTGGGCGCGGTGTAGTCCACACTGAACTCGCCGCCGCGCTGCGGCGTCACGGCGAAGGGGGAGTCAGTGCTGCGCATCAGTTGAGCATCCCATATTCGCGCAGCAGGCGCGCTTTCTCGTCGTAGTTGCCGGGCGTCACGGCGAGACCGCCACGGGCGAAACTCTGTTCGGCTTCATACTCTGCCATGGCGGCGGCGGGAATAGCCATGCCCGGAGCCCAGCCGTAACGCTTGAGGATGGAGATCAGCTTGTCGTCGAACACGACATAATTGCGCGTGCCGTCGCCAGCGCCACGGCTGCCTTGGTCAAGGTATTTGATGCCCGCTACACCCTGATCGGCCATGCGCTTAGCGATTGCCGACGCGCTTTTAGCTGTAGGCGACAAATCAGAGCCGCGTTTCCATCCCGTCATGGCAGCATAAGCGCCAGAACCAGACATTTTGTCGGCAATATCCGGCAGGATGCGCGATTGTGCTGCTATTGCCCGTTCAACTTCAGGCTGTGCCAGAATAACCGCCCGCAACTTCTCGCTCTGCCCGCTCAACGGCGCATCGTAGTCCAGAAAATCAGCCGGGTCTGCGTCGATGCGGACTTGATACATGGAGCCTTTAGGTACGTCCATTGTTTTACGAAATGCCTCAATCAAATCAGGAGTAAGTTCTTTTCCTGAATAATTAGCAAAGTCTCTAGCCGCAACTTCTGGGAACAAATTATTTGTTGTTCGTGCAAAAGTCATCGCATGTCCTCTGTCGTTCGGAGACAGACCTATTTTTTTAAACTCTATCGAGTTCATAGCGCCTTTAGTCAGCGCATCGCGATACCCCTGCGCCACATCTTCGTTCTCCGCAAAATACAGCCCGTGGCCATACGCCTGCGCGCCTTCGCCTGTGCCAATCTTGCTCATGTCGAAGCGGTCAAACGTGTGCGGGCTGCCGTGATAGGCGATGATGCCTCGCGGCTTGACTGCCAGCGGTGCCACCTTCTTCAGTGCCTTACCCGCGCCGGGCAACGGCAGTGCGGCAAGGGCCACATTGGCCGCAGCCGCTCCACGACGTCCCTCGCGGGCAGCCAGCGCCGCCTCGTTACCCACGAACGCGGCACCAACGTGCGTGAAGTCGGCCAAGTCAATCAGCTTGTCGGCGTTCCTGCGCCCAACGCGCACCGCCAGTTTGTCGCGGAGCTGATCACGCCACGATGGCTCGCGCGCCTCAAGGCGGCCACGCCCGACGATGTCCGTCGGATCGAGCAGATCGGCGACATCGGCGCTGGGCGCGCTGTAGTCCACACTGAACTCGCCGCCGCGCTGCAGGCGCTGGGGTGTCACGGCGAAGGGAAAGTCGGTGGAGCGCATTATCGCGGGCCTCCGGGCATGGTGGACAGACCACTCATGTCTTCTTCTGGCTGGTCAGCAGCAACCGTGCCCGCCGTCGCCCCCCGCGAAATCGAGCTCAACGTACTCGCCAACTTGGAAAGCCTGTCAGGCGATGTGCGCTGCAGCAAACTGGCCGCCAGCGTCGGGTCGAGCATAGCCTCGCGTGCGAGAGCCGATATCGCGCCAGTGTCAGCCACGGCACCTATCACGAAGTCCAGCATGCGCGTCGCACGTCCGGCACCCGGCACAACACCCTCCACCACCAAACGCGCGACTTTGTCCGCAAGGAAGTTTTTGTTGAGCGCAGTGTCGCTGCCGCTTGTGCGCGCGGCCGTGTTGGCGAAACGCAACGCCTTCAACTGCCGCCGCACCTCGGTCAGAACCCGTGTCTGCTCGGCCGTGAACAGGTTGGTGTTGCTGACCTTCTGCAACACCGTGTTCAGGTTTTCCAAGGTACGCATCGGCGGGGCCACCACGTCGCCGCTCGCGGTCATGCCGCCCTTCAGATCACCCGGCAGTATAAAGTCCACCAGCGTCCGGCGCAGGCCAGCCTGAGCGTTTTGATCGTTGCGTACAGCCCCCGCCATGTTCCGCAGAGCGCGGCCGTCATCCTTGGCCCTGACGGCGGCAGCAACCGACTCGGACGGGCTCACGGTCGCGGTTCTGAGACGCCCCAGAGGCGATGCGGCAAAAGCCTCCGCCAACGCGGCGGCGTCCCTCGCCGCAGTCACGTCAGCCATCAGGCCCGGATACTCTGCCAGAACCGGCCCGTAGCGGTTCGGTGACATCAGGGTGCTGATGGCATCGGCATCATTTCCGGCGGCGGTCAGCGCCCGGCGCAGCTCCTCCCGCGCCGCCTGCTCTGCGGCTTCAGGCCCTGCGGCGGTGACCAACCGGCGCGTTGCCGTGCCGCCAGTGATGTTGCCGGGGACGACCGTACCCGGCACCCGCGAGGTATCCAACGTCGGGCGGGCGAAGGGATCTGTCGCCAGAACCCGTCCCGGTTCGTTTTCCGCGAATGTCGTCTTGAAGTTGCGATAGGCGGCACCCGCCTCCCGCAACGCCTCTGCCCGAGCGGGGCCGGCTTGGGACAACAGCAAACCTTCGGTCGCATTTGCTGCCGCCGAGGCAAGGGCACCAGAACGCGCATCGCTCATCTTGAGCAAGCGAGACTGCCTACGCAAATCTTCAGCGATACGTTCGACTTGGCGCGCTGACATCACGTCGGCGTTTTCGAGTTGCCGTATCAGGGACGAAACGCTGCTATCGGCTGGCAATCCCGCGCCGGGAAAAAACCTTCTGCGAAGGGTCATCAAAGATGTTTGGAAAGGCGACAACAACGACCGGCCTTCCGCCACATCAGCACCACCGCTGAGAAACTCAACGTCGGCCGCTGTTACCGGCTGCTCAGGCAGATCATTGATATCGCGATACAGCGCATCCCAATCGTCCGCGCGCATTTGCTCGGGGTCGAGATTACGCTCATCCAAAATCTGTGAAATGTAGTTTTGGTTTTGCTGCCGTGCCTGCACTTCCGCTCGCGTTAGCTGGCCTTCCGCGTTCATAACGCGTTTACCAGCGGCACCCCGCCCAGTGGAGGCCAGATCATCTACCAAGGTGGTGAGAAAATCATTTGCGCCGTAATCGTCAGGCGCGCCGTCAGGTTCCTTCGAGATGAAGCCTCGTTCACGCGCAGACTGAACTATCTTGTCCAACTCCATGCGCGGATTGGCTTTGTTGTTGTAGAGATCCGGACGCTGTTTAGGCCCGTACCCCAACCTCGACAGCTCGCGCCCCAATGGGCTTTCTGGATGCACTTGGCCTTTGAGCATGCCGGCGAGTGTGCCGCCCTGCGCTCGCATACCCGCCGCCTCGGCATCAGGAATGCGCTCTTTGAGCGTTTCTTGAACGTAACGGGTGAACCGGCCGACAGCGTCATCACCACCGGGGGGCGCACCAACACCGACATCAATCGCACCGACCTGTATAGGCTCGGCGTCCTCGGGGATCGCGCGATACTGCTCGCGAACATCCGCCTTGGCTTGCTTCGCCCGCTCAACGAGTTGCGCCCGCAATACCTCACCTGACACGTCAGGCGGGTTGAGCGAGCCAACACGCTCCCCGGCTCGCCGTGTCGCGGCCTCGAGTGCGTTTTGCTGTGCGGTCGCCGCCGCAACCAGCGCCTCGGGATCACCCTGACCCGCCGCTTCGCTGACCGCCCTAGCGCGTGCGGCCATGTTGGCCTGCATGCGGTTGCTCATCTCAGCGGCGGCGGTCACGTCCGTGTTGCCCAAGACGCGCTGCAAGGATGCCAGACCGGCGTCACCAGCCACCTCGGCAGTCGTGGGAGCAACGCCGGGCAGCGTGTTCATGTCCAACTGCTGCTGGATGGAGCGAACAGCATTCGCGGGATCGATAGCGTAGCGCTGCAAGAGGGAAGCGGCACCGTTTTTGGCGAAGTCAGTCGATAGCGGGGAGAGCAAAGTCGTCAACGCCGTCTTGATGCTGGGGAAAGCCGCCACGGGTACGATGCCCCCAGCCAGTCCGGCGACAAACTGACCGAAGTCGCCGTAACCCGCCTCCTCGGCTACCGCGCTCGAAAGTCCGCTGGTGCCGCCGGCAACGCTCTGCAAGACGGGTTGGGAGGCCAGCGTCTCGCCGATCGCGGCGACAACAGGCGCGCCATACTTGGCCATCAGTTGGCCGATACCGACGCCAGACAGCGCGCCGCCGAGACCCTCGCCAGTGCGCTCAACTAGCTCTTGGTTAGGGGCAGTCGGCTGGAAGTAGTCCAAGGCACCGCCGATCGTCTGCGGGTTCTTCAGGCCCTCAACGATATCGGTCGGGGCACCAAACAACTCAGCCACAGAACCCATGCCGTAGCCCAGCCCACGGGCCAGCATGTCGGGGAGGCCAGCAACGCCTTTGACGATGCCTTTGGAGAACGTCGCGGGCAGGGCGTAGGCATCCGCGTCTTGCACCGGGGCGGGGCTCACATCGCCACCAAACTCCGCCGCAAGTGCGGCGTAGTCAGAAGGCGGTATATCGACAGTAGCAACTGGCTCTACATCTGCACCCGGAACGCCACGCGGCACGCCAGACTTCTCGGCAGGCGGTGCCGTCCTCTCAGGCGAGACATTCACCCGCAGAACGGGCCGACCCGTCTTGTCCGTCGTCATGCCGCCAGCAGCGTCAGTTTCGATGTTGCCGCCAAGTTGACGAGCCAATGCCTCGTAATCTGTGGCCATTACCGGATCCCAGCCTTGCGCTTGAACACGTCCGCAGCTTGCTGATTTGGAAAGGTGGCAACCCTCCCGTCAGGCAACGGCACCCGTACCTTCTGTGCGGGCGCAGAATACTTATCGGTTAGTTGGCCCATTTCACGATCGAGATAATCCCGAACACGCTGTGTCTGCGACAGGAACTGTTCGCTGCTTTGATTGGGATCTAGGTTGGCGATCGAGGCTGCCATGCGCTGCGCCTCAATCGGCGAGTTCACCATTCCAGTGACACCGCCTTGATTGATTTGCGCCATTTTAGCTATCATGTCCTGCATCAACCTAGCCTTGATGGACTCATTTACGGCTTCAAAGTCAACGCGGGGCTGATCCAGAAGGCCCCCAATAATCGGTAGATTTGTGATTATTTCAGCCGGTCTTCCGGCAGTGAGAAAGTTGTCCCTCGCCATCTTTTCAGCTTTTTCCAGCTCAGTAAGCGTAGACTGCAAACCCGCCAGACGTGATGGGTCAGCAGCCTTCGCCTTTGGCGGCGGTTGCCCGGGGTTGAGGAAAAACCTGCCCAAACCATCGATCTGGTAGCTGACATTCGGATCGAGCCCTTGGGCCTTCACCTCTTCGGGAGTGGCTCGCCTGCGCTTCGACGCTAACGCGTTGCGACGCTCCGCAGCCAGAGCGATAGCGGCAGACGTCTGCGACGCCGCCGCCGACGCACCGCTCTGGGTGATCCCGGCCTCAATGTCGCGCTCCTTGAGCGTTGGCTTGTCAAACTGATCGTAAGGGTTCGCCATCACTTCCCTCCGAGGTAACGAGCGGCAGCATCCGGGCCGTATTTAGCGTCAAACGCAGCGGCGGTGGCCGGGTTGGCCTTGAGAAACGCCACTGCGGCAGGAGGCGGTGCTGCCGTTGCGCCCCCGGCAGATCCGGGATTAACAGGCTCGGCTGTGTCCATGTACTCCAGCCGGCCGGTTACCGGGTTGAAGCCAGTGCGACGCTTGCCCGCCGCCGCCTGCGCAGCCAGCGCCCGGCCCAACAGCGTGCCGCTGCCAGACATGCGCGACTGCAGAAGCTGCAACTGCTTCTGGCCGATGTCCATGCCATACTTTTCGGCAAGTGCGTCACGATCCATCATGGCCGCACGTTTGGCTTTCTCCTGCTCGCCCAGCACCATGCTCAGGTTGCCCATCGATTCGGAGAACTTGCCGGTGCGCGTCGGGCGGCTGAGCGCGGCCGAGATAGCCAGCAGACGCTCTGCGGCACTCGGCCCGACGCGCTGGTCGCGCAGGCGATCACGGGCCTGCGTCAGCATCATCATGTTTTTGCTGATCTGGTTTTCGACGGAGGCCTGATCCGTCCGATACGCCCTGAAGGCGTCGATTGCGCTGGGCAGACCGCCCATCGGAGACATCCCAGAAACGTCATCGGCCGCATCTGGGTCAAGCATTTCGCTGTCGAATGGCGAGATATAATTTTCCAGCATACCGAGGCCCTTAGAAAATGCCGGCGTCTTTGAGCGCCTTGAACGCGCCCGCGAGGCCCGTCACCGTGCTGACGCCCGCCTGCAACGCGCCCGGCGCGTAGGTTTGATCTTGCCCCGGCGCGCCGTAGCCCTGTTGCAGTTTGGCCTGCGGAACGGCGGGGGCCACGGCCGCCAGCGTCTGCGACATCGCGCCCAACTGCTGTTGCGGGTAGGCAAACTGCTCGCGGCGGTCGGCCTCGGCGAGGTCGAGGTTGCGCTGCGTCTGGCCCTGCTGCAACGCACCCACCTGCTGTAGCGCGCCCGCTCCGGTGAGTTCTTGCGCCTGCCGCTGCTGGCCGAGCGCGCCCATCTGTTGCGCCGCTGAAAGCTGCGTCGAGGTATCTGCGCCGTACAGTTGGCCGGTACGCGCGCCGAGATCGGCGAGGATTTGCTGCTGAGCCTGCGTCAGGCCCCCGGCGGTGCTGGCGAGGGCGGCTTGACGCGACAGGTCAGTCTGCGCCGCCTGCTGCGCCTGCCCGTAGCCCTGCTGAAGCGCCTGCGCCTGCTGGGCACTGATGCCCTCCATCGTGTCGCGGATGCCGCGCCCCGTCAGCTCTGCCTGCCGCGTGCCGCCAAACTGGCCGGCGCGGATCATCGCGCCTTCAATGCCGGGCAGAATTTGCTCGCGAAGGGTACGCGCGCCCACCTCGCCGATGCGGTTGACGACGGCGTCCTGATACGGGTTCATGTACTGGCCGACGACCTGCGGCGCGGTCTGGGCCGCTTGCCCTAAAAAGGGCTGGGCGGCGTCAACACCGGACATGCCCGCCGCCTGCCCCATCAGCGGCTGCGCCGCGCCCAGCGCCGATCGGCCAAATGCGCCCTGCGTCTGCTGCGAGGCCATATCAAGGGCCGGTCGAAACGACATGGCACCCTGCCGCGTGGCTTGGAAGCCGGCCTGCTGGTCGGGCGTGAAATCGGCGATGCGCGGCCCTTGGGACATCGAGAAGGGCCGGTTGGCCACGGCCCGCTGCTGCGACAGGATATCCATCGCGTAGTTGGTGTACCAGTCCGGCAACACGTTCTGCGTCGTGGACGCGTAGGGCTGCGCTTGGATCGGCTGCCCCTCTGTCATGAAGTCAAAAATACCCATTACACGCGGCCCCCAGAGAGGTAATTCTCAGGCCGTTTAGCGTTAGCACTAAACTTGCCCTTGGCCAAGTTGCGGCCCTTGTGTTTGCGGATGTTGACGCGCAGGTCGTCGAGGCGCTCGGCACCCGCCTTCCCCGATCCGTCGCCCAGCATGGCGACCGTCTCGGCGTCGATGACATACTCCCCGTCGCTCAGCAGCGCGGGGATCTCGTCACTGCGGCCGGTGCCGGCCCCGTTGACGGCGCGGCTCTTGCGCGGCGCGCTCCCGCCCTTCGCGGCGAACATGCCACCCTCGGCGAAGTTTTTGGGCGCGAATTGCGACATCTGCTGGCCGACCGGACTTCGCATGTAGTCCGCGATCTGCGCGTCAGTCGCGCCGGGTGCCATCCGGCGCACGTAGTTCGCCACCTCATTACCCGGCGGTATGTAGCCCATGGGCTCGACGGGGGTGTTGGCCGCCAGAGCCGCCCTGTATTCGGCCGGGGTGCGCGGCACGTTCTCGAAGAAGGACTGCGCCGGGCTGTAGCCGTAGCGCGCGAAGTCAACGCCGCTCATGTCGCGAGGTGCGAAGGATTGCGGCGCGAAGTTGCCCCGCGCGGCCGGAAGCTGCGCGCCGAAGACTGGATTGAGCGAGGATGCCGTGCCGATCGCGCCAGCGCCTGTTCCAAGGCTGCCAGCGCCACCGCCCTTGCCGCCGCCCGTGTTGATACCGAGCAAGCCGGTGATGGTGTCGAGGGCCGACAAACCGGTGAGGACTTTGCCGATAGTTGACTTCGTGCCGTCCTTCTGCGCCTGCTCTTTCGGCTGCTCGACGGCGCGCTCTGAGAGCGTCTGCGCGTTCTCTGGGCCGAGGGCATTTGCGGCAGCGGCACCAGCAGCAGCCGCGAGAGCGCTGTCGATACCGACAGGGTTCTTCGTTATGTCAACAACGATTTCCGGGTCTTCCGTTGCAGCCGGTTCGGTCTGACGGCCGAGCATGTCCGAGACCTGCGGCAGCGTTGGCGACAGGTTGCTGATCCCCGTGCTGAGCGCAGCGCCGCCGAGGCCGGAAAGCGCGGGAGAGACGGCGTTCCGCGCGGCTTGCACAAGGATTTCGCCCGGCACGCTGCCCGCGATCGCGCCGCCGAGGCCGGACAGCGACGGGGCGACAAACGCCGGCAGAGACATGACACCACCGCCAAGACCGGCAACGGGCGCGTTAAGCGCGATGTCCAATCCCGGAGCCGTGCCGCCCGGAACCGGCGCAGCGCCGGACAACCCGCTCAACGCGCCAGCACTGAGTCCGGCGATAGCTGCCTTAGTAAGCGCAGTCTCCAAGGACGCGCCTGTACCAAGGCTGCCCGCAAACATCCCTCCAGCCGCGCCAAGACCGGCACCGAGGGCACCCGGCACAAGGGCCGTTGCGCCTTTGGCGAAAGCTCCGGGCAGGCCGATAACGCCCGCGCCCATAGCCGCAAGAGCGGCCGGCAAGGCTACATCAAGGAAGCCGTTGTTGTTCGGCTGGTTGGCGTACACATCTGCAAACGCGGTGCTCGGCTGGCCTTCCGGCGTTGCCGTCTGCACTTCCTTCTGGAGACGCACGTCAACTTTGGCACCGCCGCTTTTCGAAGCCGAGTTCGCGTACTCGACCAGCCGGGCAACCTCCTCCGGCGTGGAGGCGGAACCGACCACTTGGCCGCCGATAGTCAGCCGGTAATTCGTATCGGGAAGTGCCTGAAAGTTGAGATTCTCGTACTCCTTGTTGCCGGTCAGCGACAAGATCGGCGCGGTCTTCGCGTAGTTGTACAGCGGATCGAGGGGGCTGAGCGTGCCGGGCTGGAGCGTGGAGAGGCCCCCAGCGGCGTTGAACAGCGGGCTGCGCCCCGCGAGGGCAGCGCCTTGTTGTATCTGCTGGAGTAGTTCAGGCGTCATCGCAGGCGCAGCAGGCTGCGCGGCGGCAGCCGGCAGACCGCCGTAGGCAGCAGGCTGCGACATCGGCTGCGCGTAAGACGTAGCAGCCGGCAGACCGCCGTATCCCGAGAAGTCGTCGAGGAACCCGTTGCCGTACATCAGCCAGCCTTTTCGAGCAGTGGGTAGACCCGCATGGCCCACTCGCGCCAATCATCGAACTGGAAGGGGTCTGGCACGGCGCGTGTTGAAAAGGGCGACGCGTTCAAAAAGCCCAGAGCCCACTTCTGCCAGTCGTTCTCGTCGGTGATCCGACCAAACGCCCACGCGTCATTGACCACCAATATAACAGAGTCCGCCCAGTCGCGTAAAGTCAAACCGCGCGGGTCGATCACCCGATGGTCGTCCCGTCGCCCGGCTGGAGGTGCGCCAGCACCAAGCCCATCTGGTAGTCGCCGCCGATCGTGTTGCTCTCGAAGCGGAAGCGCAACTGGCGGCGTTGCGTCTTGAAATACACGACCTGCTCCTGCGGCGTGGCCGGCGTCTCGGGGAACATCATTGGTTCCGTCTCGACCTCGGGCGACCGCGCGTTGGCGCGGCCGTGGACGGCGACCGTCATGTCGCCGCTCTGCACGAAGTCCGGCTCGAGCATCAGCACCTGAAGCGCCTTGTTCTCCTGCCCCGTCACCGGCAGCGACATCTCGGCCGTCTCGAAGAAGCTCAGCACGGGCTGGATGTTGATGCCGTCGATGGCGTCCACGCCCACCTCATGCACCCACAGGCGGTACTGATCGACGCCGCTTTCCTCAGTGACGCGCACGTCGCTGCTCTCCGTGATGCGCGTGTCGTTGGCCTCGGTGACGCGGATGTCTTCCCCCGCCGCCGTCGGCGCGACGCCGGTCATCAGCGGCTTCGGGAACACGGAAGGCGACACCGCCGCGCTGCGCCCGCCGTTGGGCAGCTCGCAGTCGTACCACGTATTCTCGCGCACGTTGTAGATGACGGCGTGCGATGGCTCGACGGCCTCGCCGCGCGGGTAGCACCACCAGATCTCGCCGTAGCGCGTCACCTTCATCGCGAACACCTTCTGGCGCTGCGACTGGTTGAGACCCTCAAAGAAGTAGTTCAGGTTGAGGTCGTTCGGCACCTCGCGCACGACGCCGTTGAACATCAGGAAGCGATCGGTGCCGATCCAGTAGAAGATGCCGTCATACTCGATGACCGTGTTCGCGCCGAGGATCGACGACTGCGTGCTGATCGTGTCGAACTGGAAGATGGCGTCGCCGCCGACGAACGAGGCGCGCACCAGCGAGTCTGCCGACCAGAACAGGCCGGACGGCGAGTTGCCCGGCCCGCCGCGCAGGGCGATGCCGCGCACGATCTTCTGCGAGGCGATGTTGGCCGCAAGGGAGCCGGGGCTGGTGTAGTCCGTAGGGTCGCCCGCCACCGAAACCGCCACGTAGCCGTCGTTGCCGAAGATGAACGTGTACGGGTGCAGCACGGCCACGCCGCCAGTGACGCTGTAGCCGGTCGGCAGGTTGGTGATCGGCTGCAATGGTGCGGTGCCGAACAGGTCACCGAAGAAAAGCTGGCCGCCGTCCGCATTGCAGATGCACCCGAGGTTCGGCGCGACCTGCGCGACAATCTGCAGGCCGCCGAGGCCCGGCGCGGCGATGGCGTCGAACTGCCACATGTTGTTCGGGTCAGCCGCCAGCGTTACCGGCGTGCGGTTGGTGATGACGGACGTGTTGAAGCCGTTGTCAATGTAGAAGCGCTCGAGCAGGTTGGCCGAGCCGCTGTGGACGTAGGTCAGGTTGTTCTGCGTGAACTCGTGCAGCGCGCGGCTGACCTCGCGCAGATACTTGCTGATTGCGCGGTAGCCGCCCATCTTGCGCGGCAGGCCGCGCTGGAAACGCACCCACTGCCCATCGACGTAATAGTCGCCCTCCAGCCGCGTGCCGTCGCGCTTGATGCCCGGCTGCGACCGTATCTGGACGATCTTCTCCGCCACTTAGAAACTGCCGCCATTGACGGTGCCCGTCGGAGCCACACCAAGCGTTGTCCACGCGTCGTTGGTCGTGAGCGCCGTAAACAGGCCGATACCCACCGCGCTGCCGCCCAGATTGACCAGCGCGCCGCCCGCAGTCGTCGCGCCCGTGCCGCCGTCCGAGACGCTGATCGGCACGGCGATGCCGCCCGTGTTGGCGTTCACCACGACGGTCCCGTCGCAGTACAGGATGGCACGGCTGCCGCGAGCGACAAGGACACCCGGCGACTGCGTACTCGTCCTGACGCGCAGGGTGAATGAACCGCCCGTCGTGCTGTTCGTCACCCAGTATTGCTGGGTCGTCTTCGGCACGATGACCTCGATGTTGCCGATAATCGCGCCCGTGAACTCGTAGGCGATGCGGTTCAGCTCCGCGCCCGACAGGGTGTAGTTGCCGCTCAGACCGGCGAGATTGATGGACGTGTAGTCGAAGGCGAACACCGCACTCTGGCCGAGGCCCAGCGTGTACCAACTGGTGCCGTCCGTCACCGCCGTGGCGCTGTCGCCGGGCGTGAGCGTCAGGGACGCCGCATCGTTGATCGTCTCAGCGCCTTGCGGGTCTACGACAAGGTTGCCCGCGCCGCCGTTGCGGACGGCGATGAACCAGTCGGTGCCGGCCGAAGACGCGGTGGGCAGCGTCAGCGTGCCGAGGCCGCCCGTCCAGATGAGCATCTTGGCGCGGTCGGGCACGCCGGCAGTGTAGTTGCTGTTGAAGAGCGTGACGGGCGTGGACTGCGACAGCGTCGAGCCTGTGGCCACCAGACCGAAGCCGGCCAGCGCCGAGGCCTGCGCCTGCGCCGTGGCCGCGCCGTAGCGGAACGTGCGCCACGTACCAGCGGCGGTGGTGTTGTCGGTCAGGTATATCTGCCACTGCTCGCCCTGCCCGATGGACAGGAGCGTGCCGCCCACGCTGTTCTTGACGGTGATGGTGGACGGGCCGAGGTTGTTGAACAGGATGGTCTGGCCGCTGCCCGTCTCGTTGGCCGGCGGCAGGCTGATCGCGTATGCGCCGGTCGGCGTCACGTCGATGATGCGCGCCGCCGGCCGCAGGAGCGTGTTGCTCTCCAGCGGCCAGTCCAGCGCCGTGTCGGCCGTCAGCGCAAGCGCCAGATACGACACATCCGAGGGGTAGATGGTCGTGCCACCAAAAATTTGTGTATAGGTGCTCGTCATTATGCCTCTTTCCGAACAGCCGAGCGGTCGAGGATCTTGGCGAGATCCTCGCCGTTCAGCATCGCAGCCGCGCGATCATACATGTTCTGCCAGACGGGGATGCGCTCGTCGTTCTTCAGGAACGGCGTGGCCTCGAGGAGCGCGCCGTAGAGCAGGAGCTGCGGCGCGTATTCGGTCAGCCAGTTGGTCTGCACGGCCTCGTCCAGCAGCGGCGGCAGCTCGTAGTACAGCACCTCGAACGGGTATTCGGCGTCCGGCGTCGGCGCGATCAGCCAGTGGCTGTAGTCGTAGTCGCTGTAGAAGAGTGGCTGGGAGGTCGCGGTGCGATCCGGCCAATAGCTCAGGAGATACTCGTAGACGCGCGCGAAGAGCACCTTGCGCGTGTTGTTGCTTGCGCCGGTACCGATGTTGATGCTCACCGTGTCGCGCCAGCGATCCGGCTTGTCGTAGACGGCCACGCCGGCCTGCAGCGTGCCGCTCACCACGTTGATGAAGCCTTGGATCTTGAGCTCGCGCGCGATGCGCCGCTCGGCCAGATTGATCAGGCGCGGGATTTGGTCGAAGACGACGGGGTCAGACGCGTAGGTCGCGCCGCGCTCGAGATAGCGCTGAACGTCCTGCCGGAGCGTCGTGAAGGTCATCGTCGTGGCCATTGTGGGAACCCCTATAGCACTTTTACGACGGCTTGCCAGCAGGGCAGTCGGCTTCGCACAGGCAGACCCACGCAGAGTTGTGGGCCTCGATCTGCGTGACCGTCTTCGGGCTGTCGATCTTGCTGTTATAGCGGATCGGCTTGGCCACCGCGCAGTAGCTGTTAGCCGGCGGCGGCGTCGAAACGTGCGCGCAGGCGCTGATCACGGACAGGGTCGGGAGCAGCAGCAGCCGCGCCCAGTTCGATCTGGCGGTCGATCTCATCGTTCATTTCCTTGACCGCTTCCTGCCGCCCCTGCTGGCGTAGCTTGGCGTTCCCCCGTTCGGTGAACAGGCGGTCAAGCAGCGACAGCAGGAGCGTCAGGAATTTGATCACGCCGTCGGCTTCTTGGCAGTCACCGACCACACAGCCACGGCGAGGGTGGCAATAGCGCCGGACAAGCCCTCGACCATCGAGGCGTCCAGATAGCCCTTGCCGGCCAGAAAGCCGAAGCCGGCAGCGGCCACGGTGCGGATGATCCCGAAGATTTGTTCCTTGTTCATGTCACTCTCTCCTTCATGGGTAGCTGGCCCGTGGTAATTCAAAGTGCGGGCCGTCAGGAAATGACCGGCTAAGAATTTTTGCCGTCACCGGCCCTTGTATGGCCGATAGTAATTTCCACGTGCCGCCCCATCGTATCGGCACATTTTCGTGGAGGGATGCCTCCCGCATTACGTCGGCCAGCCGATGGTAAAGCGGCCAGTCCCACGACACGCTGCCGCCGATCATAGGTGCCAGATCGACAGCGTGGCCGGTCAGGTGACGGGAGTTGAGCGTGCGCGTTGCGCCTTGAGCCAGCAACTGCTTTTGCCTGTCCATCATGCGCCGACCCTCCAGCACCATGAAGTCCAGACTGGACATGTCGGCGGCGCGGTGGACGACGCGCACCAGATCGGGATGCACGTCCTCCAGACGTAAGATAGATCGTTGGCTGAGGGTGATGCTCATTGCGTGACGCCCATGGGTTTTCCGTACCTGAAGACATAATACCACAGAAGGTCGATCATAGCCCAGCCTTTCGACGCTTGTACGTCAAAAAGTCCGCGCCTTCCTGCACGTCCTCGAACACGCTGATCGCCGGGGCTGCGCCGTCGTGCGGCGTGATGACCGTGACCACTGACTGCCCGCTGCGCTGTTCTGGAAACTGGCCCTTGAGCGCGTAGTCGTCGCTTTCCTTGTAGCCCTTGGCGCGCACCAGCGTGTAGCGCCGACCGCCGGCAAACTCGCCTTGGCCGGTGCCGAACGTGTGCCGGTGGAACGCGGCGTAGATGTCGGCGTGTTCTTCGATCATCGCTGCCCGCTTCAGGCCGTGCAGTTCATTGTACATCGAGTGGCCCCTGAAGTCGTGCCGCGCCCAGACGCGGGCGATACCGCCGCACGGCGAGGCCAGTTGCAGCTTGGCGTCCCAATCGCGCATCAAGATGCGTTCGGTGTTCATACCTTCGAAGATGCGTTTGCCGTGGTTCCATGTGTCGTGGTTGCCCAAGATCCACAGCAGCCAATTGACGCCCAAATCCTTGAGCGCCCACTCGACCAGTTCCCAGCCTTCTGACACCGTGGCGGATTGTTCGCCGTACAGGCGCTCGAGTTTGCCCACCCAGTTGTTGATCGAGTCGCCGCCGTTGGCACCGTACATCCCTTCGGTTTCGGCGCAGATCGTGGCGTCACGCTCGAAGCCGACCAGATCGCAGAACGGATCGTCCAAGTGCGGGTCACCGAACCAGCAGATGGCGTATGGGCCTTTGATCGGTATCCGCACGGTCTGCCAAGATTGCGCGCGCGCGTGGGCGATACGCAGCGCGTTGCGCCGCTTCATCGTGAGAAGGCGTTCCTTGAACGGCAGATCAAACGGGGGCAGGTCTTCGGCTTTGGGCGCGTCGGCGCGCTCGGCTTCCGCCTCACGCTTCTTATGCCGCCGCAGGGTGTCTTGAACCGTGCTGCGCGCTAGGCCCGATGCCAACGCCGCTTGGTTGATGCTGCCAAGGTCGGCAACCAACTTGGCAATCTTTGCGTCGTGCACCGGGTCGATGTCGTACTGGTTGACTGCCATAAGACACCCTATAAAGCAGTCTTTCAGACTGCGGTGGTTAACTGATCTTCGTCACGATGGTGACCAGCAGCATGATGATCGTGCCGGCCACGCCTATGCCAATATTCTCCAAGCGCTTCAGCCGCGCGCTGATCCCTTCGTAGCGCAGCGCGCACACTTCCTCGTGGGTGTTCAGCCGTGCTTCGGTTTGGTCGATGGTCGTCACGTCAGCGCCTCACTTCAGGTTTTCGAGTTTGTAGATGGTGGAGAGGTAGACGCCCGTGACGGTGTCGATCAGGTTGGCAATCGCGCGATTGCCGCCGCAGATTTCTTCGTGGTGCTCCTCAATCCACGCGGCGTCAGCCTTCAGGATCTTGAGGCTGTCGCCTGCGGTGTCGGCCGGCGCGGGGATGTTGCCGATCAGGCCATACTGGCCCTGATGCGCCTCGACCAGCGCGTCGATCGCCTCGATAATCTCGTCGTAGAAAGTGCCCAGCGCCATGTGCTTCGCAAAGCTGCCGACGCCGGTTGCGCGCCAGTGGTCGAAGTGGGCGAGGTTGCGAGCGTAGAACACCCGGCTGATGAGTTGCTCAATCATCGCGTGGTTCCTTATGTGTAAGCGAACGAAACTTGGCCGCGTGCGCCCGTGCCGGATGTAACACCCCCAGCATCAAAGCCGCTACCACCACCGCCACCGCCGGGAGCCGTGCCGTCAATTGTGCCGAGGTAGCTACCACCTGCGGCCCCGCTTGCGCCTGCACCCCCCGGCCCATCAAACGATCCATCGCCGCCTGCGGTGCCTGAAGTGTTAGTATCGCCACCAGTAGCGCTACCGCCACCGCCGCCAGTGAATGAATCGCCACCGCCTCCACCGTTGGCAGTCATACTTACCGAACCGCCAGAAACAGTGCCCGATACGCTTGAGGCGTTGCCCCCCGTCCCGCTACCGCCGGTATTGCGCCCGTTGACAGCGTCGCCGACCGTGTAAGTCATGGAGTTACCGCCGATCACCGCGATAGTCTTGATCGAACGGCCACCGCCACCACCGCCCCCACCTATGGTGCTGCCGCTATAGCCCCCGGCACCGCCGCCGCCGTCCAGCGTGATAACAACCTGCGTAGCGCCCGTAGGCACTGTTTCAGTAGCGGCAGTGCCAGACGTGTATGTGTTGGTGACGGGGGTGAAGCCCCCGACCGATCCCAGCAGCGCCATTTGGATGCCGCTCATCAGGTCACTCCCGCGCCGGAGATGATCGCCTCGGTTGCACTGTTGAACCAGACGGTAGCCAAGCCGCGCGCGGCCAGCGTGCGGTTGCCCGTGGTGGCTGTCCCCGCGAGGCGCAGGGTAAGGCTGGCACCCTGCGTGATCGTGATAGCAGACGCGCTGTTGTTGTAGATGGAGACGGCGTCGCCGGCAGCGAAGGTGCTGTTCGGGATCGTGATGCCCGCAGTGACCGCGATGCACTTGCCGACATCCGCCACCACTGCGGTGCCGCTCGTGGTTGAGCGGGGGATGCTGCGGTACCCGATGGTGACGCCGTCAATGGTCGCCGTCGTGGCCACCGAGGTGACGCTGCCGCTCAGGGTGATGTTGCCGGTGGTGGTAACCGTACCGGAAAGAGACAGGCCGTTGGTTGAGCCGGTGCCGCTGACCGAGGTGACAGTGCCTGTGGTCGAGCTGGTGCCCGCGCCGATGGCGGTGCGGAAAGTCGCCGCGTCGAGGGTGCTGATCGTGTCGTCCGCGTTGATGCGGACGAAGGTCACCGAGCTGGGGTTGGTCAGCGTGAAGAAGTTAGCCCCCACCGTCGTGGCACCCAGACCCGTCCGCGCCGCGCTCGCCGTCGTCGCGCCCGTGCCGCCGTTGGCAACGGCCAATGTGCCGGTGAGGGTCAGCGTACCGCTTGTGGTGATCGGCGAGCCGGTGAAGCTCAAGCCCGTCGTGCCGCCCGATGCCGCCACGCTGGTGACGGTGCCGCCGGACGCCGTGGACGACAGCGTGCCGGCCGACAGCGAGAGGCCGGAGCCGATCGTGATCTCCTCGATGGCCCCGGCGCTCGCCGTGGTGCGGCCCAACATGCGGGCCGTGTTCATCGTCAGGCCGCTCGAGCCTACAGCCCCCGACGCGGCCGCGCCTATGCCGGAGCGCGCCGCGCTCGCCGTCGTGCCGCCCGTGCCGCCGTTGGTAACGGCGAGCGTGCCGGCGAGGGTCAGCGTCCCGCTCGTCGTGACCGGGCCGCCGCTGAACGTCAGGCCGGTCGTGCCGCCCGAGGCGTTCACCGAAGTGACGGTGCCGCCGCCGCCCGCCGTTGCGGCGATGGTGATGGCACCCGAGCCGTTCGTGATGGTGATGCCGGAGCCGGCGGTGAGCGTGGCCTTGGTCAGCGTGTTGCCGGTGGTGTTGCCGATCAGCAGTTGGCCGTCGGTGTAGGTCGTCTGTCCGGTGCCGCCGCTGGCCACCGGCAGCGTGCCGCTGACATGCGTCGTCAGGCCGATCTTGCCGTATGCCGGGGCAACGCCCACGCCGCCCGAGATCAGCGCATTGCCCGTGGCCACGTCGGCCAGCTTGGACAGGGCGGTGCTCGTTGAGGCAAACAGGATGTCGCCGATGGTGTACGAAGACTGACCCGTCCCGCCGTTGGTGGCGGCCAGCGTGCCGCTCAGGGTCAGCGTGCCGCTGCTGGTGATCGGCGAGCCGGTGAACGTCAGGCCGGTCGTGCCGCCCGAGGCCGCCACGCTGGTGACGGTGCCGGTCGCGGTAGAGTCCGTCAGCACCTTGACGACGCCAGCGGCGTTCTTGAAGTACAACTTCTCGTCGGTGAGGTTGATCGCCAGCTCACCGGCCGCGAGGTTGCCCGCCAAGGGCACCGCAGCGGCCGTGGTCGATCTGTACAACTGGATGGGCGTGAAGCCACTTTGCGACATCAGGGTGTTCCTTCATGTGCTCGAGATATGGCACCGATGGCGGTGCGAACGCCATCGGTGCCTCCACGAGACGTGGGGAGCACGCCAGAGGTCTCGAGGATCTTCATACCGCGCCCTGTGGGTCGAGGGGTGTGTCGGGGCGCGCGAAGCGCAGGGCGATCTTCTCAGGCTGGCGCGCCGGCAGGCGATACGGATCGTAGTTGTCGCGGTCTGCGTCGCAGCACAACAAACCGGGGTAATTCGGATCTGGCAGAAGTTCGGTCATGCTGAATTTGCGCGAACAACGCCCGCAAATTCCAATCGAAAGGGTGCTCTTGCCACGGGTGTCGAGGAAGATTGGCATGCGCCTACCTCGTGTACATGGCGATGTTGGGCGCGAGCATCATCGGGCTGTTGTCGCGCTCCTCGGCCTGCGCCGTGTAGAGTGCGACATTGGCCTTCTGGTCGAGCAGCGGGATCAGCGACACGTCCACTTCGGCAATCTCGAGCGCCAGCTTCGACGCCAGCATGGCCACGATCGCCTCATACCAGCGCTGCGGCACCTCGAGTTCTTGCGTCATCGTCCCCACGTCCATGATGTAGCGCTGCACCCACAGGACGATTTGCGACGTAGTCGCGCCACTGTTTGGCACTGGCCAGAGCCGCATCACGGGATTTGGGATCAAGCGGTCGTACCAGAACTGAAGCGGCCGGTTTGATTGGAAGCTCTTGTTCGGCAGGTTCGTGTAGTCGTCCCGGTTCAGCCGCGCCAGCGGGATCTCGGTCGGCGTGTTGCCGGTGTAGATGTCGAGGAAGTCTAGGGTGCCGCTGGTGGCCCGCACGCGGAAGTACAGAGTGGCCACGCTGCTTTCGAGATCGTACCAAGTCCACTCCCCTGCGGTGGCTACGGGTGTTTCGGTCTGGATCGTCGTCCACGTTACGCCGTCGTCGGAGCGCTCAAAGGCGACCGGCACAGACGCCGCCGACCAGCGGATGCCGACCGTCGTGACGAAGGTGGTGCCGGTGAAGGTGATCGTGCGGGTGGTGGACGTGGTGGCATTGGTGCCGGTCACCGTCTGCAACTGGCGCAGGTTGCTGTTGAGGATGTCCACGACCTTGGTGTCGAGGGTGATGTAGCCCTCGCCGTCATAGAGCGGCAGGATTTGCTTCTCGATGCACCACAGCGGCGCGCCCATGTTGGCGAGATCCGACAGTAGCAGATATAGCAGATTGTTGGCCGTGGCGACATACTCAGCCGTGATCGTCTCCGTGCGCACACGGCAGCGCCGGAAGGCACTCTCCATGAGCTTCCGAGTGTCAAACACGGTCTGTGATATGGTGTTGCTGTACGCCATCAAGCCTGCTCGCTGGTCGGGATCAGCAGCCTGCTATCAAGAGCAGACATCTCTGGCGGGGTGACTATACAAGAAGTGGCGTCCGGCAACAAGCCGGACGCCCCTGTTTCAGCACTTGCCCTTCGGCATGACGGCGAGGCCGCCTCTCTTCATAGGTTCGTACATACGGGTGTCAAAATTGGCCAGATCAGCGGAACTCATACCGGGCGGAGGCGACCGATAACCGATAACTTTTCGCGACGGCATAGGCTCCCTCGTCGGCGTGATTCCCGTCGGTATAGGCTTCTTCGTCGGCGGGGTAATGGGCTCCCTCGTCGGCGGGGTTCGCGTCGGTATAGGCCCCTTCGTCGGCTGCGCGCGGGCCTTCGCCGCATCCGCTTGCGCGCGGGCCTGTTGCGCGCGAGCCTGAAGCTGCTGCGAGCGCGCCCGCTGATCCGACATCACGCGGTTTGCCTGCGTGAGAAGATTGCTGGGATTTTTGACAACGTCGAGCGGGCCGCCGCGCGGATTCGAAGATGCGGTGGTACCGGGGCGCGGAGTCGTGGCGGTGCTTGCTGCTGCGGTGGTACCGGGGCGCGAGGCCTGAGTGGTCGCCGCGCCCTGCTGGACGGGGCCGCCAGCCGCCTTCTTCTGCACATCGCCACCCTTCTTCATCGCCGGCCTTGGTTCTACGGATACCCTAGGTTCCATCGTCGGCGTGATTCCCGTCGGGATAGGTTTTTTCGTCGGCGGGGTAATGGGCCCCTTCGTTGGCGGGGTAATAGGCTTCATCGGCCCCTTCGTTGGCGGGGTAATAGGCTTCATCGGCCCCTTCGTTGGCGGGGTAATAGGCTTCATCGGCCCCTTCGTCGGCGGGGTTCGCGTCGGAGGAGTTTTCCCCGGCATCTTGGCATCGCCGCCCTTGGCGTAGCCGCCGACCATGCCGCCGCCCATGTACTTCATCTTGGTGCTGTCTTTGAAGCCGTCCATTGCCTTATCCCTTCACACGAAAACTGGCGGTCTTTTCCGCAACCTTCTTTGGCTGCTTGGCGAACTGTTTGCCAGCGGCAGTCGCCTTCCGTTTTGCGCGGGTGGTCGCGGCGTACTCCCTGACCGACAGCGACTTAATCGCCTTCGCCGGCAGATACCGCTCGCCAGTCGCCTCGGAGCCCTGCGTTGACGGCTTGCCGGACTTGGTGCGCCAGTCCTGCTTCGTCCACGCCTTGAGGCTCTGCTGCGACTTTTTAATCACGGTAGCCGCCGCCTTTGGCTTTGTACTGTTGCGCCAGCATTTGTGCCTTGCGGGCCGACCACTGCCCCGGCGCGCCGCCCTTGCCGCCCGCCTTGATCGAGTTGAACAGGCCCTTGCGCATCGTCGGCTTCGTGTAATTGCCTGCCTCGTTGACGCGCGACTCGCCGCCCTCGGCATAACCCTCGACCATGCCGCCCTGCGCCTTGCAGTCCCACTTGCGGAGCGCCAGCGCCTTGCGCGTCGGCTTGCCGCTCTCGTCCTTCATCGGCCCTTCCATGCCGCCCATCCGGGCGCAGAAGCTCTTGCGCCGCGCGGCCGACTTGGGCGACTTAGCGGCCTGTTTGGCGCTCACGGGCGGCTTGATGTCCTGCCCCTGCGCTTTCAGCGAGGCGCGACCCTTGGCGTTGAGGCCTCCCTCGGGGTTCTTGCCCTCTTTTCGCGTCCACGCGCCGCCCCCGGAGGCGCGTTTGACGGCGAAATCCTTGGAAACGACGCGCCCACCCTTCTTGAAAGGCTGCTGAGCCGCCATCGGGGGCCGCATGGAGCCCATCTGGCCCATCGGCGCGCCCATTTGCGGCATTTGGGGCTGCATCGGCTGCATCTGACCCATCTGAGGCTGCATCTGACCCATCTGAGGCTGCATTTGCGGCATTTGGGGCCGCATCGGAGCCGCCATCGCGCCCTGCTGCATGACGCTCAGCGCGTCGTTGATCTCATCCCGCGCCCGCATGGCGTTCTGGTCGAAGGCAAAACCACCGGGCATCAGGCAATCCGTTCCGCAGCGAGGATAACAGACGGGATGGCCGGCGCGATCGCGCCAGCCGCAGTGAATTCAACCGTCACACCCGCGTTCTCGGGCAGCCACATGATCTCAATGTACTGGCCAGCGGTCACCTGCTCATAGATGACGATCTGAGCAAACATCGCGCCGCCATCGGCAGCCTTCGGGATGTTTACAATGCTGGCAGAGTTGGCGATGTTGGTGCCGTTCAGGCGGAACCAGAACGTCGCGTCGTGATCTGCGGCGGTTGAGTTGGCGAACTGTATGCTCGGCGCGAGCATGTACGTGCCGGCCACCGCGAACGTGATGCGCGTCGGGTTGCCGCCGCCGTCATTGGCGATGGTGATGCCCGCGTTGAAGTCCGTGTTCTCCAGCCTGATCGCCGTGGCGGCCGAGACGCTGCCGGTCTGGTCGGTCGTGCTGAACGCTTGGATGTATGCGCGGCCGGCGAGCGAGGCATACGGCACCGCCGTGGCGCTGTTGCCGATCGCGCTCGCTGCCACCTTCTTGTTCGATCCGCCCTGCACCGTCTCGAACAGCTCCGTGCCAGCCAGCGGCGTGGTGGCGGCGGTGAGGTCGGTGATCTTGACGTTGGCCATGTGTGCCTGCCCTTATGCCCAGACCCGATACGGCGCGGTCGGGGTGTCTATGATGTAAGCGAGAAGCGCCGAGGTGTCGATGTCTTCCGTCAGGCGCAGGTTGGTATGCCAGCCGGGGTAATCCACGACGATGGGGATGGGATCGTCGGCCTTGCGCTTGGCCTTCTTGAAGCCCGTCACGCGGCTGAATGGCCCGATGTGGTCGAGAGTGACGCCGGCCACCGGGTGGCCCTCGTCGTTGATGACGCCGGCAGCGGTCAGCGCGGCGAGCATCTCCGCCTCGGTGGCGGCCATGAGGTACAGATCGATCATGCGGTGAGCGCCTGTAGCTGTGCGTTGGTAAGACGGTAGGCGTAATAGGTGAAGGTGCGGAGGTGGCCGTTGAGATAAGTTGTAGAAGTCTCCCCACTGCCAAGTAGCAGTTGGTTTACGTTAGGAACGGTTCCACTCGTATCCGTCGCAACAGCGCCTGTCGTAACAGTGGCAAAATCGTTTAACTTATAGGCTGATGCAAACTTAAACACCGTGCCATCGAAGGGGATAAGCGGTGTGCCAGCAATACTTGCTTGCGTAACACCAGCATCAACGACTTGAAGAGTTGATTGTCCCCCATTGCGGATGTTATTGGAACTTGTTCCATCGTTGAACACAAAAGTACGAGCCGCCCCACCTGTTCCACGAAAGCTATCGGCGCTGATGACAATCGTCCCCTCGCTGGCGTTGTACCAAGACGAAAAGTTCGTACCCGTCATCACCGCGTTGTCAGCGGCGCGTGTGACCGTGGAGCCGGCAGTGGGAATAAAGCTGGTGGCAAATGCGCCGGCTTCAAGTTGAGCAAACTGCACCGTGCCAGTGACAGTGCAAACCAAAACGCCGGCAGTTGGCGTAAATGTGAGAGTGCGCCGTGAAGGATATGCCCCCGTGCCGGTCACAACTTGAACTGCGGCTCCCGCAAGCGTTATCGTGCCGGTTCCATAAAATGAAATAGTATAAGATTGGGCAGTTACCGTAACGCTTTGCGTACTAAGGTTTGTGCCCAAAATATCACTATTTAGCAGCAAGTTTACCCGCTGCTCCTCGATCAGCAGGCCGCGTGCGGCCAGCGTGGCGGGGTTGTAGTCAAAGCGCGGGGTGTTGATTGCTGACGATTGGATCAGGCCATCGCTACCCACAAACGTGGCTGTGGTAGACCGCGTGAACGTGATGCGGCTGTCCAGCGGTTCGCCGGTCAAAAAGTTCAGCGCCAGCGTTGCGCCGAACTGGTTGATCAGGCCGCTCGCGCCGCCCCACAGGCCCAGAGTGCCCTTGTACAGGCCGGTGCCGAGCGCAAGGCCTGAGACGCCGCTGTAGAGGCCGGTGCTCACCCTTACGCCCTGTTGTCGCCGGACTGGACAATGGTCAGCGTGGCGCGGCCGGTGCCGGACGTGATGCGCAGGCGGACGGCCGCCGGCACGTAGGCGTAGTTGCCCTGCCGGTTGACGGTCTGCGCCACCATGTTCGGATCTGGGTGATCAAAAAACGTCGGCATGTTGTTGGTGAACGGGTTGTCGAGGGTCTGCTGCACCGCCCACGTAACCGTGCCCGACACGACAACCTGCAGCGAGATGTCTGGCCGGCCGTGGATGTCGAGAGGCAGGGGCGCGGTCACGCCGCTAGATCCGAAGCCGGCGCGCACCGTGCCGACCGTGCCGCCACCCACGACGGACACGCCCGTGACCGTCAGAAAGCTGCCGGTGGTCGATACCGTCGTGGCGTTCGGCCCGGTGATCGTCTCGGTGAGCGCATTGCCCGCCGCGTTGGTGCCGGTGACGGTGTATGTGCGCGTGCTGTCATTGCCCGTCGAAGTGATGGTGACGGTGTAGGCCGCGTTGAAGACGGCGACGCCGGCAACCACGCTGCCCCCGTCAAGGGTCAGCGCGCCGGCAGTGGCGCGCGTCTGCGCCAAGCAGACCGCGTTATCGACTGCGGCGCTGAGCTGAAGGCTGCTTACGATCTGCCGCATGGGCGTGTCCTTCTATGCTAGAGAGCAGGCCGGGCACACTTCCACCCGGCCTGCTCTCGTGCCAATTACGCGGAGGTCGCACCGTTCAGGGCGACGATGTCCCAGCCACTAGCGGTGTAGATCAGCATCGCGGTGTCGCCCACGGCGGTGAACGTGATGGTGGCGAAGCCGAGGGGGGTGGTGGGGGTCAACACGGCCGAGCCGCCGTCAACCACATGGCTGATGATCTTGATCTGGCCCACGACACCGTTGGCCAAGGTCAGGGCCTGCGAAGCACCAGTGGTGGTCAGCGAGGTCAGCATGTCGGTCAGATTGACCGCGCCCGCGCCAGACAGCGCCTGATTGGTGGCGGTCACGTCGCCAGTGATGTTGCCGGTGACGTTGCCGGTGATGTTGCCGGTGACGGTGCCGATGAAGCCGTTGGTCGAGGTGACCGGCCCGGAGAATGTGGTCGAAGCCATGATCAGTCCTTATGCACAAGTCGCTCGTCAGTCTGTGCAACGTCCGCTGGGTCGGTCTGACGAGCTGGGATCTGCCCAGTTCGCGGGGACTATAGCACGGCGTTAGGAGCGCCGCCAGACCCATCGTTTCTTTCCACAATCGTACAGACGACGCGCGCCTAGCAGGTACGTCATATCGCGCTCGCTGCGCGGATCTGACGCCGGATCAAATCGCTGCGCAGAACCGACATCGCGTATCCGGGCGGCTATTTTCTTGCGCTGCCACGCCGTCTTGGGGAGAAGCCCGGTCTTCGGGTGGTAGACCTGATAATCCGGCTCGGTTTCCTCCTCGAGTGTGAAGCCGAGTTTCTTGTACATCTCGCCAGTGAAATAGCGATTGTCGGAAAAGGACTTGACGCTCTCGGGATCGTGATCAGCGACGAAGGCCGAAAACAGCCGCGAAGCGCCGCCTGCCACTGGCAGACGCGTGGTGTATCGCGTCAGCGTCCACACCCGATCGGCGTGTGCGCCCCTGTCGTTGGCCCCAAAGGTGAACCGCATGCAGGCGACCAGCTTGCCCCGGTAACGGAGGCCGTAATTCACCCCCCAGCCAGCCCCACCTTGGGGGTGGTAGGCGTCGAGAAAAGCGGCCGCCTCGTGCGCCGCCACGACTTCAACGCCGCACTTGCGGGCCATGAGCCGGCCGGGGATTTTGCCCAGCGCGTTGCGGATAAGGCGCTTGATGGCGCGCTGCCGCGTGAGCCACTCGCTCTCGTAGACCGTCAGCAGGCGCAGTCCAGCCTGTTGGCACATCTGCTGCTTCTCTGCGTGGCGCTTTCGGTAGACCACCTCGTCCTCGGCTGATGGAGAGGCGTGCCAGTACTCGCCGCAATACTCAACGGCCAGCGACGCGGAAGGCACGTAAATGTCGAGTTCCTTGGGCGGGATGATGCGCCGATTGCGCTGCTCGATGTCGGCAAAAATCGACATGAACTTGGCGAGCGCCGCCTCGCCCTTCGAGCGGTGGTGCGAGCACTCAGGGCAGCCCTGCGCACGCTTTACGTGGTGCTCGGCGGTTTGTTCGAAGGGGCCGTGCTCCGGGCAGACGATGGTCACCTTAGCCTGCTGTCCTGCGTACTCCACTTTGCCGTAGTCGTAGGCGTCACCATGCACGGCCCGAGCGTCCTCGATGAACTTGGCGGCAAACTGCGCGATCTTGGTGTCAGCCGTCTTGCGTGCGGCGCTGCCCACGTCCTTGCGGTGCCCGCGCTTCAGAGCGCCGCACTCGGGGCAGCCCCTGCCGCCGGACACATGGTTATTGGGCGAGATGCTGAAATCGCCGTGAAATGGGCAGGTCACCGTGAACTTGGTGCTGTTGTTGACGTAGGTGGCGCGGTCGTAGCTGTAGACGCCGGCATGCCGAGCGATCGCGGCAGCGATCACCTCGTCGCGGGGCGACCGGCGATTGGCGCGGCGCACGAGGTCGCCGCAGGCCGGACAGCCCGCGCCATTCTTGCGCAGTTGCGCGGGGTATTGGGAGAACTCGCCGTGCTCGCGGCAAACAACGCCGGTCATGCGCGCCAAAGCGCCGTGGTATGCCGATTGGCTAAAGTCGTACCGCTCCAAGACTTCGGAGGGGAACTTGGCCAACACGTCCGACAAGGTAGATTTCACGTTTTGCCTCTCTCGTAACTGATTTTGCAGCATACCAAATCAAATACGGGGAAGCAAACGCAAAGAAAAACCCCCGACGCTTTCGCGCCGGGGGTCGAAAAACATTGCTTTTCAGAGCGTTAGCTCAGATGCCGGCTGTTCCGAAGACACCGCGAGGGTCGGTCCATCCGAAGATGTAACGCTCGGTTGCCTTGTAACGCATCGAGTCGGTCTCGAAGTCGCCCTCCATGGACTTCTCGAGGCCGCGACGCATCGCCAGCTTCAGGCCTTCAGGCGCATCGGTCTGCACCCAGAATGCCGTGTTGGAGGTGATACGCGACAGGTTGGCCTGACCCTCAGACAGCAAACCCATTGATTTCACGGGGTTGATATCATTATCGGCCGTGCCGGTACGCAGGACGCTCTTCAGCAGCACTTCGGCTTGGAAGACGTTCGACGGGCCGGTCACGATCTTCTTCGGCGTCAGACGGATGCGCTTGCCGTTGTTGTCAACAGCGTTGCGGATCTGGATCAGCAACTGCTCCAGCGAGGTCTGCGACAGCGCCGCAGCGACTGCCAACTGATTGCTGAAGGTGCCGCTGGCGGTCGGGTGGTTGGTAGCCACGAGCGACACTCCGTCACCGCCCGGATACGAGCCGTTGAACGCGCGGTTCAGGACGTTTGCGCCGAGGGTCTCCTTCGTCTCGATCAGCGACTGCGCGAGGTGACGCGCATAGGTCTGACCGATACGGATGTGGTCGCCGTCTTCCACCAGCACCTTGGTCAGCGCGAAGGCGAGACCAAAGACCTTGTAGACGTAGCGCTGGATGAACAGCACACCGCCCGACTGGTAGGTGACCGGCATGCCGTCCGGCAGTTCCGGGGCGGCACCGAAGCCGTAGAGCACAGGCTCTTCGTGGTAGTTCCGGGGGATGCCCTTGAACTCCTTGAAGACCTGCGACCACTCGTCGGCGCGCTGGTCATAGATGCCATTGAACTCTTCGTTCAGGATCGGTTCGACGATCGAACGAAAGTCGGTTGAACGCATTGGCGTAGCCATTTTTCACGCCCTCCTTAGATCGCAGCGACATTGGCAACGAACTGGTGTTCGCTGATCTGTACCTGCGCGATGACATACGTGTCGCCGAATGCGTTGTCCGGGCCGGGCGTGATGCCGACGAGACGGACAGAAGCGTTGGCGGCGGCGGAGGCAACGTCCAGAGCCTGAGTGCTCAGGCCGGTGGTGGTGTTGCCCGCGATGGCAGTCAGGTCGTACTGCTTGCCGATATCTGCCACGGCCAGAGCGGCATTGCTCTGGATCTCGTAGAAGATGGTCGGGTCAAGCGTGCTGTACGCCGTGATCTCGGTGCCGGTCGTCGAGGCCAACCAGCGGTTGGACACGCGGCGGCGACCTTCGCCATCGGTGAACTCGACGCCCTGAAAAGTGCCGATGAATGCGGCACCGACAGCGGCGGCGACAAGCGTCCCCTCGGTTTCGCCGCCGGTCGTGGTCGGGGCGATACGGACGGGCTGGTTCTGGAAGAGGTTCTGGGCATAGCCCGACGCAATCGTGAAGGCGGTGGGGCGAACCACACCGCTGGGCGAGTACGACGGGCGCAGACCGAACGGTGCGTTGACCGTGGCAGACATGAGCCGTTTTCCTTAGAAAGGAGTTTCAGGAGGCATCAGGCAAAAACGCCCTTTGCCGGGTTTGAACCATACCCGCCCCGCATGTCGTCCTCTTCGATGAGACGGCCGCCAGACCGCTCGGCTTGCTCGCGCATCAACTGCGCGGTTTCCTCGAGCTTGTTTTCCTCGCGCATCGGTGCGTCGTGGTGAGCTTCCTGCATGTACCTGTAGTACAGGGACAAGGGCAGCTTAGCCGCGATCATCTCGTTGACGGCGACGCAGCCGGCGTATTCGCCGGTCTTCATGGTGACCAGTTCCATCCCCGGCACGTCCTCGGCACGAATGAGATCGTACCCCAGACGGAGGCGGTGTTGGATCGTGTCACCCTTGTTGGTCGTCGTCAGCCAGCACACATGATACCCGGGGATATCTGGAATGTTGGGTAGGGCATCGTTGTACAACTGCATTCGGAACATCTCGAGCCGTTCATCTTCCGAGATCTCGCGGTTCTGCGTCACGCGCCGATCCTGCGTCTCCCGGGGTTGACGGCTAACACTCAGTTCCTTCTTCAGGCGATCATCCATACGTTCTTCAGACATTAGCTCTCTCCTTTTCAGCGAGCTGAGTTGCGGTCGTAGTCCTGATACGCCTTCAGGTAGCGCTTGCGAGCGACAGGGTCGTCCCAAACACCAGCGTCCACCATAGCCTGTTTGCGTGCCGGTGTCACTACTACTTCGTTCTTGGTGCTCGGCGGCGCATATTCGCGGCTGCTGCCGGTCGGCGGGGCCTTGCGCTTGCGCGCAGGTGCCTCGTCCCCGTCACCGATGCGGTTGGCGACGCGGCGCGTCAGCTCGTGCCAATACTCCTCGCTCGCCGGGTTCCAGCCCTCGCGGGCCAGAGCGTTGTCGATCGCCTTGGTGATGGCGCTGTCCTCGTCGCGGCCCTGCGGGTCGTACCACGAGTTGGCCGACAGCCACTGCTGCGCGTAGTTCGTGACGCGCGGGTCGGCGCGCGGCGCGGTCGCCTCCTTGGCGGCGGCCTCGAAGCGATCCTTGTACGCAGAAAGCTGCGCGGCGCGCTCCTTGGCCTCGTCGCGGATGCGCAGGGCAGTCGCCACGTCGTCGCCGTTGCCGGCCTCAATCGCGCGGGCCATGATCTGCTCGGCCTGCCGAGCCTCGCCCAGCGCCTGCTGCAGTTGCTGCTGCACGCCGGCCGCGTTCTGCGTCAGCGTGTTGCCCTCGACCGCAGCCATGCGGCGCATGAGTTCCGCGTTCTGCTCGCGCAAATACGCCAGCTCCTGCTGCGAGCGCTCCTTGGCCACCTTCTGCAACTGGCGGCGCTTGGTGCGGCTGTCGCGGTTCTTCTTCGTCTTATCGACGATCTCGTCCTCGGAGTCGTCCTCGGACTCGCCCATGCGACTGTCGTCATCGTCATCGTCGTCATGCACCTCGGTCTGATCGACCTGCTCGGTGTCGTCGGTCTCGATGGCGACGATATCGTCGTCCTTTTCGTCTACTGTATCAGCCATGATCGGCTCCTTTCAGCCTTATGGATCAGACGAACGACTTCATCGCGAGCGGGTCGCCCGTGACTACGCCGATCAGATCCAGATCGTTGAGAATGACGAAGATCACTTCCTGATCGTCGTCGATTTTGACCGTCCACTTGTCACCGCCGTACTTGGGGACGCGGACGAAGTCCCCCGGCGTTGCCCACGAACCCTCGGGCCACGGCTCTTGGGTGTTGCGGTTCTTGAAGGCGAGGTCGCCGATCGCCACGACTTTGGCGACCTGCGTGTTCCACGTCTCGGTGTCCTTGGTGTCGCCCGTCAGGATGATGCCGCCGGCCGTCTTCTTCTTGGCCAGACGGACTTGGCACAGCACGCGGCTGCCGAAGGGCTTCACGCCCGGGTCAACGGCCGGAAAGGCCTCGTCGATGCTGCTGTACGCAAACTGCACTTTGTTCATGGTGTAGTCTTGCACGGGTGCTCCTCCGCTCAAGTGGTTAGAGATTATAGTCTTTTCGCTCTTTCTCCGCGACCGTGTCGATCAACACGTTCTTGGCCAGCTCAAGACCGGCGTACATGCCGACGACCTTCCCATACTCGAAGAGGTCGCGGCCTTGAGGCTGCTCCAGCGCATCGCGTGCCAGATCGGCCTGCGATTGCTCCAGTCGCTGCAGCAGAACCTCAATCCTCATGCAGGCGTCTTCGGCGGGTTCTTGCCGCCCATCGCGCCCTTGCCAGCGCCGGTCTCGGCGGCTTCGCCCATCGCCAGACGCTTGTGCATCTTGATGCCGTCGTTGCCGACGGTCTTGCCCTTGGTGTCGTTCATCTCGGTCTCCTCGTTACGGGTTGATGCCGGTGCCGGTGCTGACGCCGAAGCGCTCGCCCGTCTCGACCTCCAGTTTGGCCAGCTCCATGGCCGTCAGGTTGTCCTGCGTGTTCATCGCCTGACGCACCTGCATCTCGGCCTGCTTGCGCTGGTTCTCCTGCTGCTCGACCGCCATGTCCCCGGCGAGACGCGCCTGCTCCTGCTGCGCGTCGAGCTGGATCTTGGCCTGATCGATCTGGAGCTTGGCCTGATCGATCTGGGCCTGCTGCTGCGTCTTGGCCACATCGAGCTGGAGCTTGGCCTGATTGGTCTGGGCCTGTTGCTGCGTTTTCGCCGCGTCGAGCTGCATGCGCTGCGCGTCCGACTGGGCGCGCTGCTGGATCTGCTGCGCCTGCAGCTTGAGCTGCTCCATGGCTGCCTGCGTGTTCGGATCCATGGGCGGCTGCGGTGCGAGCGACTGCATGACCTGCTGCGCCTGCTGGATGACGGGCGGCAGCGAGGCGAACACGTTGCCGGCCTGCTGCACCACCGTCTGCGAGGCCTCGGCCAGCATGGCGTCGAAGGCGCGCTTGTCGTCCGGATCCTTGATCGCCTTCAGCACGTCGCCGATGTCCTCGCCCGTGGCCTCGGTGCCCAGCTCGAAAACGCTGTAGGCGTACCACGACGCGAGGTGATCCTTGATGTGGTTCAGGATCGCCGGCAGGTACGTCGGCGCGATCAGCGGGTTCATGCCCAGTGCCGGCGAGAGCATGTAGGCGAGGTGCGTCTTGAGGTGGGCGATGTGATCCTGCTCGGGGAAGACCACGATCGGCTGGCCCATGGTCGCAGCGACGTTCTCGTTGACCGCGTTGCGCTCCTTGGGCTCCACCGCCGGGTTCAGCAGCTCCTTAGCGTTGGGGATTTTGAGCGTGTCGAGGATGCGCTCCTCGACCTTGCGCAGGTTGTAGAGCTGCGGCAACTGCGCGGCGCGCTGCGCCACGGCCTGCACCTGCGCGAAGCGCTGCGCCTCGCTGAAGATGTTCGGGTCGCTGACCGGCACCACGTCGAGCGGGCCTTCGAAGTCGGCGCGCGTGGCCAGCTCCTCGCCCAGCTCGGCGTCCGTGTCCTCGTCGTCGAGGTACATGGCGTTGAGGCGGTGCAGGATGGCCAGCAGCTTGGCCATGGCGTTGTGCAGGCGCGCGTGGATGGCGCTGAACACGACCATGCCCTGCTCGATCTTGGCGAGCGTGGTGCCGACCGGCGCGTTGGCGTTGCCGTCGGCAATGTCCTCCATGCTGGTGCGGATGACGCCCTTGCCCGCGTCAACCAAGAAGCCCAGCAGCGAGAACAGCACGGGCGACGGCTGGTTGTACGGCAGCGGCATGATCAGCTTGCGGATGTCATCCGCCGCCATGCCGCCCTCGATCTCCATCACCTGCGTCGGCTGGATCTCGAGGCTCTGCCCGCCCTTGCTGCCGCCCTTGAGCTTGAGCATGGTCTGGCTGTTGCTGATGTGCGCGCTGTCGAGCAGAGCGCGCAGCGCGCCGGTCGCGGCGGCCGCCAGCCCGCCGACCATGTGCGGCAGGCCGATCGGGTACGCGCCGCGCCACGGCACGAAGGGGAACTCGACGAACCACTGCAGCTCTTCTTGCGCCTCGTCCAGCTCGTCCCAGTTGCGGTAGATCGCCAGCACCTTGCCGCTCGGCTTGTCGATGCTGATGATGTACGGCAGCGCCTCGTCGTCCTCGATCGCGGCGATGGTATGCACCTCGTAGACGGTGCGCAGCCCGTCTTCGTTGTAGGACGTTTCCTCGCGGCCCTCGATCTTGTTGTTCGCCTTCTCGGCGACGCTGTACTCGGGCTCCATGCTGACCGGGCCGAGATCCACGTCGCGGTACATGCCGCTCTTGACGCGGCGCTGGTAGTCCACGGCGGTGAGGTACTGGACGTGCGTCTTGCGCTGCGCGGTGTAGAAATTGGTCGCGGCGAACGGCAGGTACAGGTCGTCGATCGCGACGAACAGGAACTCCGGCCGGTTGCGGTCTTCCTTCCACGTCACCTTCATGTACTGCGCGCCGCCGAGCGGCACCTGCGTCAGGAGCTGCTCCAGCTCGGCGCGGAACTCGCTGCTCTGCACGGTGAGCTGCCAGTTCATGAAGGCGGTCTTGCGCTTGGCCTTCTTGACCTTGTCGCCGTCCGGCTCGCCGGGGATGAAGTCCTTGACTGGCCCCTGCGGCGGGAACAGCTCCTTGATGGCGCGGGCAGCGAAGTCCACGCACGCCTCGGTCAGCATCGGGTGGACGACCTTGGTCGCGCCGTTGAACTGCGCGCCGCCGGGCGCGTCGTCGCCCAGCCCGGTGCGGCGCAGGCCCTCCTCGTACTGCTCGTCGCGCTTCTTGCGCGCCTCTTTGTCTTTGCCGATCAGGTCAAGGTACGACTGCGCCAGCGTCTGCAGCTCGCTCTCGGGCATGGTCTCGGCCAAGTTGGCGAGGAAGTCCTCGGAGCGCGGCTCCTCCTCGTCGTCGTCCATACGGACGATGGCACCGCCGTCCGGCGTGTCGATCACGTCCTCGTCGTCGGCCTCGCCCAGATCCACGGTCTCGGGCATCTCGTCATCGTCTTCCATGCCCGCTCCTATGCAGCGTACGGTTCATCTTTTTCGGCTTGTACACCATGATTATCGTGAAAGCCATACTGGGCTTCCGCCGCCTTGCGGGCCGCTATAGCGGTAGCCCCCGAAAGCGGCGGTGAACGCTTCAGTGTCAGCGTACCGCGTGTTCCAGTGTGTTGGCATGCTTGGGTGTTCACGCCAGTACAGCTTGCCGGTTTCAGGCTCGTAACGCAGCCGTTGACGCAAGTGCTCGACGGGCGGTAGTGGTTTGGCAGCCATGGTCAGCAGTCCTTTTGCTGGTGTGGTCAGAGCCGGTGCCGCTGCTCGAACAGCGCCCGGCTCGCCCAGTTTACTACACGCTGTACGGATTGACCACTGGCTTCGGTGGCGGCCCGGACGGCTCATCTTTGCGCGCCATGATCGGTTCGAGCAGCCGTTTGTCCATCATCAGCCTGAGCGCCTGCGAACAGGCATCGACATGATCATCATGCTTGATGCTGCCGGGGCCGGTGTAGCTGCACAGTTGGTGCAGCAGCGGATCGACCCAGTTGCGCGGCCGGCCGGGGTTCTTGGCGCTCTCGGGCAGCCAGACCATCTTGCGTGCGAAGATCGGCGAGACGATGTGCAGCCGGGTCAGCTTGTCGGCGCGGCCGGGGTTGTAGGCGTAGGCCTCAATGCCCTCGCGTTCGAGCATCTGGCGCAGGCTGATGCCTGAGCCCTTGTCCTCGATCAGCAGGATGTCGGGCTTGCGGCCGGACGTGAGCGGCTTGGATGAGCCGAACAGCGGCTTGATCACGGCCGCGTCGTCGTCGTCGCCGTAGCTGACGTTCATCTCCCTGCGCACCCGGCGGATCAGGTCGGGCATGCCGAGGTGGTCGTCCCAGCAGTCGAGCAACATCACGTTGTTGCGCTTCTCGTGGTGGAAGACACCCCACACGCTGCACGCCGTCGGGTCTGGGTCGCCGCTCCGTTTGTCCATGGTCTTCTCGGTGAAGGCCGTGTCGAGCGACATGACCACCAGATCGAAGCGCGGCAGCGGCTTGTCGTGCGGCCAGAGGCGGAACTGCGATCGTTTGACGATGCCGCTCTCCTCCGGGTCGATCAGCTCCCCGAACAGCTCCTGCCGGCCCAGCGTCGTGCCCTCGTACTGGGCGAGCTGGTCGAAGAAGCTGTCGGGCAGGTTGGCCCGGTTGTCGTATGTCGAGCCGGCGACGATCACGCGCCCGGCCTTCGGCGCGACCAGCCGGCGCACCAGTTCCTTCGGCTTGGGCGTCGTCGTCCACAGCGCCTGCGGGCGCGGGCCGAGGCGCAGGCCCATCATCGCCATGTCCCACACGTCGTCGTACATCCACGCCGCCAGCTCGTCGCACCAGATGCGCGTGTGCTGCGGCCCGCGCAGCCGCTCGGGCTTCTCGGCGGTGAAGCCCCTGATCGAGGTGACGCCGCCCGTGACGTTGTACATCTCGATCACGAGGTCGGTCTTGTTGTAGTTTTTTACTAGTGCCGGCGGGATGACGGACAGCAGGCCGCTCTCACCTTCGAAGCAGGTGAATTTCACGTCCTGATAGGTGGGCGCGATCACGGCCGCGTCGAAGCCGGCGGCGTCGAGGTAGGTCGCGCGGCCCAGCCACTCTGCGCCGACGCGGGTCTTGCCGAAGCCGCGCCCTGCCAGATAGCCCATCTCCACGAACCCGCCCGGAGACACCAGCTCGGGGATCTGGTTGGCGCGGGCCGTCTGCGCCCAGCGGTGCTGCCACAGGGCGAACGCCTGCTGCTGGGGCGACAGCGTCTGCAGGATGGCTGCGGCCGTCACTTGCCCCGATCGGCGGCCTGCTTCAGCAGCACCTCGGTCAGCTCGCGCATGGCGTCAGGCGCTGCGCCCACCGCCTCGGTCTTGATCGCGCCGCCGTCCGGGCCTGTCAGCTCGGTCTGCTGCTTGCTGCCGTATTTCTTCGGGTTCCAGCACGCCAGCAGCTTCAGGCGCGTCTCGACCTGCGCCCGCTTCCACTGGACGTGACCCGGATCGACACGACCCTCGACGCGCGCCGGCTCCTCGTCGATCAGGGCGAGGGCCTGCTCGGCGAGGGCGTCAGTACCCACGTCGCGCGCCTGCGCGTACGCGACCGCCAACGCTTCGTCTGCGGCGACCCATTTGCCCCAGTTGACCGGATGGAAATCCAGCTCACGGCCGAGTGCCGCCAGCGTCTCGCCGTGCGCGAGGCGCGTCAGCACCTGCTCGATCAGCTCGGGCTTCTTCTTCGACGGGTACGGCATCAGGGTCGCTCCTTCCTGCACGGAAATAACACCCAGCCGCCCGAACGACAAGGGGCGGCACTGCGGCCGCCCCGTGCTGATCAGCGGCCGATGTTGGTGATGCCGCCGCGAGGGCCGACCTGAACGTGAGCGGTGTCGCGGGCGAAGATGGAGGCCAGCGTGCCTTCGTCGTTGGGGAGACCGGCTTCGACGTACAGCGTGACGTAGTTGTTGTTGCTGTACCGGCTGATTTCGAGCTTCTTGATCTCTTTGCGGTCGCCAACGGTCTTTGTGATGACACGCTCTGCTGCCTTGCGCTGAGCAGGAGCAAGATCGTCGAGCGAAACAACCTTGGTAGCAGCGGCCATTTCAGCGAGGAGGGTGTCGAGGTCGGTCATTGGGTGTCTCCGTTTGTTGATAATTGCTTCTCTCACATGCAACGCACCGTTGCAAGCACTATTTTCGGGGCGGCACTGTGGCCGCCCCGATCGGCTCAGGCTTTGCGGGCCGCACGCTCGCGCAGGTAGCGGCGGATGTTCTTGAGGCGGCGCTCGAGGCGGTAGGCAGCGCCGTCAGCTTCGAGGTGGGCGTCGCGGCGGGCGACGTAGGCCGGATTGCTTTCGAGAGCTGCCTTCTCGGCGTAGAAGGTGGCGATGGTGGCGGCGGTGCGGGTGGAGTAGATGGTCATGTGCGTTGCTCCTTGTTGATGACCTCTTCTCTCACATGCAACGCACCGTTGCAAGCACTATTTTACGAGGTGCAGCACGAGGCGCTGCAGCATCTGCAGCACGACGCATCATGCTGCATCATCGGCTTCCGGGGCTGATCAACACAGCCACACACGCTCGCCCTCGATCCGCACCCGCCCGATCTCGGCCAGCCCCCTGATCGCCCTGACGACCGACTGGCGGCGCGTGTCGCGCTTGCCGCCCTTGCCGGCAGGCAACTTGCCCACGGCCCTCGCCACCACGTCTGAGAGGGCCGCAACGTCGGCCACGAGGGCCATCTCCCCCACGGCGTCCAGCACCGCCCCCTCGTTCGCCCCGACGTGGGGCTGCTTCACCTTCTCGACCTTGACCGGCAGCGCCGCGATCTGCTCCTGCGTCTTCCACGCATTGGCCATGCTCGTGGTGAAGCCGTAGCGATGCGCCGGGCAGCAGCGCGTCAGGTGTGGCGAGGCCATCCACTGATGCACCTCCTTGGTCGTGATGAAATACTCCTCACAGACCGCGCAGACCGCCTCCAGATCCACGAACAGATGGAACTTGCCCCTCCGCTGAAACGGACGAACGGCGACCACCTCATACGCCTGCTCGATGTCCGGCAGGACGCACCTATCCCCGACGGCCCATCGCCCACCTTTGTGATCCTCGATGAACGCCTTCACCTCATCCGCGTTTGTCATATCAATCTCCTCTCAGCGCACCATACCCCAGCGCAACGGGGCGTGCAACACAACTCTACGCACCACTTTACTTGCACCACGCAGCATGCATCATCAACTTGGAAAAGAAGGTTAAGTGATGATGCATGCTGCACGTTGCAGACTGCACCATACATCATGACGCATCATGCTGCTAATGCTGCATGCTGCAGGGGGACGTAAAAAAATGCAGATGCTGCAAAATAGGGGTTGCAACGCCACGTTGGGTATGCGAGAAGAGGTCATCAGCAACGACCAACCGGAGACACCGACATGGCCAAGCCAGCCGCCACTTTTGCCGAAATAGAAGCATGGTTGATCGAAGACGCGGGGGACATTGCCGACCGCCTTGAGCGCGCTGGTGTAACGCGCCAGTTTGGAGTTTTGGACAGCATCGTCAAGGTTCAGCTTGATGAGTACCGCGCTGAGTATCTTCGTAACTTCAACGTCACCTACTGACCAGCAACCGGGGGCGGCCACCGCGCCGCCCCACCAACAGGAGATCAAATGATGGACGACTACACCGCAACGGGCCTCGCCGAAGGCTTCATCGAGGCTGACGACGAGCAGCAGATCATCGACGCGTGGCAGCACCTGCACGACACCGGGCTGGCCTACCGCCTGAACGACTGGTTCGGCCGCACGGCGCAGGACATGATCGCGCAGGGGGTCATCAGCGAATGAGCACGCCCTTCACTTTGCGCCGCGTCAAGGACGCATTCACCCACCGCTTCGGCCACGGCGGCAGCATCGAGGCCCCGGCCGGCGCTCGCGTCGTGCGCGGCCCTGACGGCCGCCTGTGGGTCGCCCACAGCGTCTTCGCCAACGCCCTCGATCGGCATGATGCCGAGTATTACGGCGTGCCGGTGGCCGCCGACAACATCACCACGGAGGACTATTGATGGCCACCCAGCATACGCCAGAACGTCTGTGCATGATCACCCCCGACGGTGGCAACGAAACACTTTTCGTCAGCCGCAAGAAGGCCGCCGAGGCCTTGCGAGCTTACCGCCGCAACGGCTTCGTGCGCCGCGATCAGGACATGCGCTTTTCCTACTGGCTTACCAGCGTTTTTGGCGAGCGCCACCACTTGGACACTTGGGGCTGACGCCTGCAAAATAGTTGTTGCAACCTGACGTTCAAAATGCGATGGAAAGTCATCAAGCAACGAGGAGACACCGTCATGATCCACCCCACCCTCAACATCAACGGCACCAGCGCGGACGACCTGATCCAGCCGCGCCTCGACGCCTACGACCTCCTGCGCGCCGCCATGGTGGCCCTGCAGCAGGTGACGCCCAACGGCCGGGACTATCCCGGCGACAACGACCAGTGCGTGGCCGATCGGTGGGCGCACTACGACCGCCTCGCGGCGATCACGGCCATCGCGGCCGAGATCATGGCCGAGGCCATCAGCATCAAGGAGCAGATCAAATGACCCGGCCCGGCCGTCTGCTCACCACATTCATGGATGTCAGCCGGAAGCGGGGCTCGACACCGGGTGTTGAACACGCGAAGCTGCGCGACCTGCTCAATTTTACTGCGCGCCATGCCGTCAAGTTCATCAGCCCGCAGAGCGTCAAGCTGGACGAGGGCAAGCCAATGCTGCTGTCGGACTTGCGCCCGCCCTACCCGGTCACTGCGCTGGAGGGGGAAATGTTCGGCATGGAGGGTGCCGCCGGGCTGATCATCGCGCGTGACACCGGAGAGCACGTCGAGCTTAACTTCATCTGCCGCATGCACGAGGGCGCGCGGGCGCTCGTCCCCGAATTATACGAGTGGCTTTTCACAACGGTGACATGCCGGATCCGGTACAGCGACGCGTCGTTCCACGAGCCTTACGATATAGAGCTGCAGGACTTTCAGCGACAGCATCCGTGGACAAAGGGAAGGGACACTAGAAGCTACGCGCCGTTTTTGGGTTTGTATGGAGGCGTGTGCCAGATATTGGCCAACCACGAAGTGGAGACGACGGACGTGTCGCCTGACGCCAAGGAGGCGCGCTCGCGGCGCATCAGGGACAAGACCCCCCTCTTCACGTACAAGACGCTGGCGATCGGCGCGCCCAAGACGCGGCCAGCCGGCAAGGGCGGGGGCACGCACGCGTCGCCGCGATCGCACTTGCGTCGGGGCTTCTACCGTACCAGCAAGCACGGCGTGCGCCACTGGGTGCAGGCGACGGTGGTCAAGGGCGACACTCCCGGCTTCGTCCACAAGGACTATCAGATTGAACAGCGAGCAGTGGATGGCAACCTGCGCCACGCTCGCCCAGACATACGAGAGAACCATGAACGCATACACTGACCTGCTGTCCATGCTCGAGGAGGTCGCCGATTACCTCGACCGCTACGCCGACGTGATCGACGGCGACGACGGTCAGCCCGAGGCGAACGAGGCCATGCGGCTGCTGACGGCCGTGAACGAGACGATCGCCAAGGCAAAATAGTTGTTGCAACCCCACGTTCAAAGTGCGAGAAGGGCCCATCAGCAACGGAGATCGACCAGTGACCATCAGCCTCCCCGCCATCACCGCCGAAACCATCCTCGCAGATGTGGCCACGCTGGCCGAAGCGAAGGCGATCGCCCGCGACATGCGCCGCACCGCCATCGTTGTGGCCGACGCTCACGGCGAAGCCTCGGACATCTCCCGCGCGGTCTCAGCCCGCTACTGGGCGTTTGTGGACGAGATGGCGTTCAAGTTCGCCTGATCAGCAGCACGCAGGGAGACGACCAATGCCCACCTACCGCAACATCAACCCCTACAAGGCCTACCGCAGCTTCAAGCGCCTCAAGGGCGGCCGCCCGGTGCATATCGCGCACAGCCACCTGCTCGCCGCAGTCGATCGCCTCATCACCGTCCGCGCCGGAGAGGGCGAGGGCACAGGATATCTGCGGACACTGTCCGAGATTTACGCCCTCGTCGCCCTGAAGCGCGCGCTCCAGAGCAACACGATGCACGAAGGAACGAAAACATGGTGATCACACCGAAGCAGTTCGACGCAGCGCGCAAGCGGGCGCACCTCACCCTGCGCGAAGCGGACACGTTCGCGGAAGCCCTTGGCATCACCATTGCCCCGCCCGAACCATCCGAGGCGATGGTGAAGCTGGCGCGCGCCGCCGAACGCGAGCGTGATGCGAAGGACGCCCGCATTGCGCAGTTGGAGGGGGCTTTGCGAGGCATGGTGTTCATCTACAATTATGGCGACGCGGCGTCTCCCGATTATCGAGTGTCGGTCATGGAAGAAGCCCGCGCCGCTCTCGAAGGCCGCGTACAGGAGACGACCGATGGCATTGCGTGATGATGTGGCGGCTCGGCTGAAAAAGCTGATGGCCGTGACCGATGATCTGGAGGTGGTGGCCGAAGCCATCATCCCGCTGGTGCGCGATGCCCACATCGCCGCTCGTCTGCGTGAACGGGCAGATGCAGCGACCGGCAGTGCCCAAGCTGTGATGTATGAGATCGTGCGGATGATTGAGACGGGCGAGTTGTGAAATAGTTGTCGCAACGCCACGTTCAAACTGCCATAGAGGGTCAGCAACCAAGGAGACCGACCAATGACCAAGACCGCACAGATCGACGCCGCCCTCAAGCAGCTCGCCTACGAGATCGCCGAGGACACGGCCACCTACGACACCGTGACCGCCCTCCTCGCCATGGACGCGATCGACCGCTTCGTCAACGACGCCCCGGCCGCGAGCAAGGAGCGCCTGTTCGACATCCTCAAGGAGAAGACCAATGACTGACTACATCGAAAAATACTGGCCCGTCTACGTCGCCGGCCTCCTCCTGTGCTTCCTCGTTCTCATCCTGTTAGGGCTGGCGCGGGAGGACACTGCTCGCACCGCCTACTGTCAGGATCGCGGGATGCTGCTGGTGAGCACGCCCGCAGGCGAGCGCTGCGCGCCCCTCTGGGCGCTCGAGAGGATCGTCCGGTGAACACAGACATCCGACTCAACGCGATGATCCGCGCCCTCGACGAGCGACTGAAGACAGTCAGCATCGATCAGGTCGAGCTGAGCGTCCGCACCTTGAAGGCGCTCAAGGACTGCGGCGTGCGGACTCTGCACGAGGCCCAGATGGCGCTGATAAACCGCCAACTGCGCAGGCAGCCCAACATAGGCCCCAAGGCCGTCCGAGAGGTCGAGGAGATCATCTTCAACGTGACGGCCTCGCTGCCGCCGCCGGCTGAGGTGGCAAGGCAGCAGCGCCGCCTCGAGCTCAACAGCCTACTGCTGGCCTACGAGGCGCACGTCCTCGCCGTATACGCACATCAGACGCGCGGGGACGATGCCTCCGAACGCAGAGTGGTAATCGAGAAAGTCCGCGAGAAGATCCTCGCTTACGCCGACAAGGACTGACCCATGAACCGCAAGGCAATTATCCGCGATCGCCGCTTCTGGTGGCTGTACCCCGAGACGGGGCGCATGGAGCGCATCTACGCCACCGAGCGGATCCGCCAGCAACTGTCTCAGGTTGCGTCGCTCGAAGGCCGCGAGAAGCCGAAAGTCTGCACCAACCCACCCCGGGTACCCGGCACGTCGCCGACACTGCCATCACTCGGGGCCTACGACGAGACCCTAACCCTGAAGGAACTGGGCCGCATCCACGGCTGGGGGTCGCAGTATCGGTTTCGGAACGCACTGAAAAAACACCGCCCCGCCATCCTCGAAATCGCGCGCGCCAGACGAGAAAGGAAAGCCGCATGACAGACACGCCGCTTAGTATCGCCGCCGCCAACGTCGCCGCCTACGCCGCCGCCTACGACGCCGCCCGCGCCGCCGACGCCGCTTACGTCGCCGCCGCCGACGCCGCCTACGACGCCGCCGACGCCGCCCGCGCCGCCGGCTATGGGCGCATCGCTGCGCTGATCGAAGCCGCCCTCGCCGCCGACGCCGTCGCCCTCGCCGCCGCCGCCGACGCCGCTGCCGCCGACGCCGAATAAGTGTTGCAAGTAACCATTGCATCTGCCACACAGCACCCCCATCAGCAAACGGAGAGACCATGAGTATTTTCGATATCATCAACCCATGGCGCGCGCTGCGCGACGCCCGCTGGACTATCGACGCGCAGACACGCGAGATCGATACCCTGTACGACCGGTTCGAAGCGCTCGAGCGCAAGGCGCGGGAGGCAGAGACCGACAGTCTACTCGTCCGCGTCCTGCGCGCCAAGATCGAGCGGCTAGAGGAGGCGCAGAAATGATCGCCGAGGCACGAGAGGCCTTCGCCCAGCGCGATCAACTGGAGGCCGAGCTGGCCGTCGTCAACGCGCGGCTGGCCAATTTCAAGGCCCGGTACATGGAGCGCACCCGCATCTGGGGCATCCGAGACGAGCGCTTTCGCTTTGAGATCAACAGAATGGAAGACGCATGAACGACCGCATCGCCGCCATCAACCTCGCCATCACCAAGGGCGGCGGCATCGTCCGCTTTGCCAAGAGCATGGGCGTGTCGCATCAGGCCATCTACGCGTGGAAGCGGCGCGGCTGGGTGCCGGTCGAGAAGGCCGTCGTGATCGAGGCCGCCTACGGCATCCCGCGCGATGACCTGATGAGCCCCGGCCTTGTCCGCGCGCTCGCCGCCCCCGGTACCGACCTGCTGTAAGATCCGTGGAGGACGACATGTCTGCCAGCGTGAGGGCAATTGCGCCCAAAATCCGCGCCCTTGAGGTGCCGGAAGAACTGCGGATGGTGCCGGCGTGGCTCATCTGGAGGCTCGAGCAATACCGCGACGAGATCAAGCCGCGCAAAATCCCCTACTGGACGGACGGCACCATCCGCCACGGTCAGCAGGGCTCGCCGACCGATCGCGCGCGTCTGACCACCTTCGCCGCCGCGCGCGACGCAGCGGCGCGCATGGGCTACGCGGGCGTCGGCTTTGCGCCCCTGCCGGACTTTGGCTACACCTTCCTCGACTTCGACAACTGCGTCGGGCCGGACGGCCAGATACCGGCCGAGATCGAGCGTATCATCGCTCGGACGTATGCCGAGTACAGCCCGAGCGGGAAGGGCATCCGTGCCGTCCTGAAGGGCAATCTGGGCAACCACAAGAGCCCGTCAGGGCCGAACCAGTTCGGCTTTGAGACGTTCTCCAACTCGATGTACGTCACGTTCACCGGCAACATCCTGCCCGCCTGCGAGATGATCGGCCTCGAGAACACAGTGGCCGAGGTCGATCAGTATGTCATCGATCTGTGCGAGCGCCGCTTTGGGCCACGTAGCCATAACGTCGTCGATCCCGACGATTTCATGGCCGGCCGCGAGCCGCGACTGGGCCTGACACCCGAGCGCATGGCCGAGCTGGTCAACAGCCTCGACCCCAACATGGGCCGGGACGAGTGGATCCGGGTCGGCATGGCCCTGCACCACGAGTGCGACGGCGACGACACCGGCTTCGAGCTGTGGGACGAGTGGTCGAGTGACGGCCACACCTACGTCAGCACCGAGGCCATGCGCGACCAGTGGGACAGCTTCGAACGCCGCAAGGGGTCGAACCGCCGGCAGGTCACCATGGCCTCGGTGATCAAGATGGCCAAGGAGGCCGCCCGCCCTACTGAGGCAGCCAGCCGGGAAGAGGTGATCGCCAAGGCCGAGGCGATCATGGCTGCGCTGCCGACCAAGAGCGCCGGCCGCTTCGGCCCGGTGCCGATATACGACCTGACCCAGCGCGAGCCGATGGGCTGGCTGATCAAGGGCGTGCTGCCGCGCGCGGAGCTGGGCATCCTGTTCGGCGCGTCGGGCAGCGGCAAGACGTTCGTCGCCCTCGACCTCGCTTTCGCGATCGCGCGCGGCAACGCGTGGCGCACCCGGCGCACGGCCAAGGCGCGGGTGGTGATCATCGCCGCAGAAGGCGGATCTGGTCTGGGCAAGCGCGCGCAGGCCTACGCCCAGCACCACGGCTTCGACCTGCGCGACATGGACGCCCTGCACGTCATCACGGCCGCGCCAAACTTTCTGGACGGTGACGACATCTCCGAAGTGATGGCCGAGATCAAGAACCTCGGCCCGGTCGATCTGATCATCACCGACACGCTGGCGCAGGTGACGCCCGGCGCGAACGAAAACACGTCTGAGGACATGGGCCGGGCGCTGGGCAACATCAACCTTCTGCACGAGGCCACTGGCGCGATGAACCTCGTCGTCCACCACGCCGGCAAGGATCTCAGCAAGGGCTCGCGCGGCTGGTCAGGCCTGAAGGCGGCCGCCGACGTGCAGATCGAGGTGCTGCGCCACGAGAACGGCGACCGCGAGATCGTGATCGAAAAAATGAAGGACGGCGAAGACGGCCTGCGCTGGGGTTTCCGGCTGGAGACCGTGCTGCTGGGCCTCGACGACGACGGTGACGACATCACGAGCTGCGTCGCGGTCGAGGTTGAGATCCGCCCGGCGGCGGCCCCCGACGACAAGAAGGGCGTGAAGCGTCGCGGCCGCCTTGAGACCCACCTGCTGGAGGTGATGACCACATTCCCAGCGGATGCAATTGTTCGCGCGGAGGAGCTGATCCAGAAGGCCTGCGATATGCTACCGCCACCGGACGCGGGCAAGCGCGACATCCGCCGCCAGTCTGTTGTCCGGGCAATTCAGCAACTTAGCAAGGAGAAGGACGGCCCACTGCGGATGGAAAACGGGGTTGTTATTTTTTACGAATAGGGGCTTGCAATCCTGCATTGATAGGCCCATATGATGTCTATCAGCAACCAAGGAGAGACCCACATGGCTACCCAGCCCAACACCATCGACCTCGCCGCCTCGGTCGTAGACCGCCTCGGCAACATCAAGGCCCAGATCGCCGAACTGAAGGCGATCGAGGCCAGCCTGATCGCGCACATCATCAACGCGGGCGACACTGCCATCGACGGCAGCCTGTTCCGCGCCACGGTGTCGGCGGTGGCCGAGCGCCAGTCGCTCGACGCCAAGGCCGCCGAGGCCAAGCTGCGCGAGCTGGGCGTGGACGGCCGCTGGTTCAGCAAGCACCAGAAGGTGACCAAGGGCTACACGACCGTGAAGGTCGTGGCGCGCAAGGCCTGATCCGATGGTGAAGGCAGCCAACTATTACAAGCTCGGCAAGGGTCGCGCGGTGGTCTCGATCGAGATCATCGACGCGGGCCGCCGCACCCACATTTGTGAACACGCCGTCGAGGGCAAGCGCGAGGCCCGCCTCGTTGCCGCCCAGTATGACGCTGAACCGTGGAACTTTTGAGGGGAGACGAAAGATGAACGACCGCAATTATTGGCGCACCTGCGACACGTCGCGCTTGATCGAAGAGGCCTTCGACGGCGACAACGAGCTGGCCATCGTGCTGGCCGAGCGTCTGGAAGACATGGATACCGAGGCGCAGGAGGCACTGGCCGACTGGAAGCAGCGTGCGGAGGATTTTGAGATCGACCGCAACCAGCTCGACGACAAGGTCTACGAACTGCGCGCCGAGATCGAGAAACTGGAACTGATGATCGCATCATTGAGGAGCTGAGGAATGTATAAGATCGAGATCACCGCCGACACGCTGGCGGAACTGGCCGGCAAGGCCATGTCGCTGGCGGCCAAGCTGAACAGCGGCGCGGCAACGGAACCGGCCGCGAGTAAGGCCGACTTTGAGCAGGCCAGACGCATGGTCGATGAAGCGTTTCCTTCTTTGCGGGAGGTGGCCGACCCTGCGCCGGAGGCACCTGCACCTGCAGCACCCGCGCCGGAGGCACCCGTGGCCGACGCACCCGCGCTCAGCTTCGAGCAGGATGTGGCCCCCGTGGTGCTGCGCGCCGTGGCGACCAAGGGCAAGCCCTACGTCGAGGGCGTGATGACCGAGTTCGGTGTGGTGCGCGCCTCGCAACTGGACGCGGCGCGCTGGGCCGAGCTGATCGACCGTCTGGAGAGCCCATTCTGATGGCACACGCAAAGCTCAGCCCGTCGGG